ATGACTGATGTAAATACAGTTATTACAGAAAACGGAACAGAAGTATATGAGAACGGTATATATTTATATCTTGACCAGTATATCGAAGAGCACAATATCGAGGATATGCACAAAGAGCCACAGAGCAGATGGAACGCAGCTTTGTTATATATTAATAAAAACTTATTTAAACTTCACCCGGAAATATTAAAGAGTGAAAACAGAGTAAGCAATACATATGACATTAATATTATAAATACTATATGTGATATATATATAGAATTATGTTATGAATACGATAAAGAAGTAAGTATATTAGGATTCTGTAAATTAACTGGAATAGTACAAGATACTATATATCAATGGGGCAATGAAACCACAAGACTCGGTTCATCAGCTTCAGAGATATACAAAAAGCTTTCCACTGAAAGAGAAGAATCACTTTCGAATATGCTCATATCTGGCAAGCGAAATCCTGTCGGATTACTTGGAGCATTAAACAGGCATTACGGCTGGAACATGGGGCAGCCAAGAGGTGGGATAACTGAAAAGCAGCAATCAATAGAGCAGATACAGCAGAGATACAAGCCAGCTGAATTGTCTGCAAATGACACACAATTAGAACCACCGAACGCAGATTTTTAATTGTAAATCAGACACACAATTCTATACAATTTAGAAATCCAGTAAAACCAAGGCTTGCGGAGATTTAAGAACCGGATAACTTTTCGTTTAACTGATGTTTTGCGAATAGATAAAGAAATCCAGAAAGAATTGTTTGAAATGTTTTTGAATTGTTCACAGTTTTGGTACTGGGGGGGCGGGGGTCTACTGGGAACACACCCCGGGCGGCAACTGAACCCCCCAAGTAAATTTAAAACAAAAAGACCACATCAAGCAAGAGGTACTGTTTTATGAGAATTAAAAGAGTGGGAAGTACATTTGGCTTTTATACCAAGAAAAGAATATATGTATTACAGTTTACTTTAAAGAATCCGTGGATATTACCAAGACATGAAAAACATTATGGACAGAATATTGACATGAATCTGTATGGTTGGCTATTTGTATATTTTGGCTATTTTAATTAAAAATCCTTTTCACATCAGATAAAAATTCAAAAGTTACATTCGATAACAATTTTCAAAAATAAAATTTAACAAAAAGGATGTGTATATGTATGGGGTGTTCAAGGGTCAAAGTTGTAAATCCAAATGAAGGTTGGATTGGAACTGAGTATTATATAGACGGTAAGAAGATTGAACGTGTTAAAAGCGTTGATTTTCGAGTTGCAGTTGACGAGGTTCCGATGTTTACTTTTGAAACCATGGGAATACCGGATATAGACATGAGCGGAGACATTAGATTCCGATTCACACCAGAAACAGTTCAACAGGCTGTGGCTGTTCTGCAGAATGAATTGATTGCAAACAGAGATTTACGCAGCACTTTCCTGAAAAGCATGCTAAGTGCATTAGATGATAACTTCTGGAATAGCAGAGAAACCACCGGAGATCAGCTTGATATTGGCTACGATGATTTCAGAGAAGCAGCAGAACTTATGTTGAATCGATTGATTGGAATTGAGAAAGAAGAGGAGAATTGATATGCCAGAATGCAAACAGTGCTGTGGTACTTGCAAGTATGCAAATTATGATAAAACAGATGGTTATGAATGTTCAAACATAGAAAGTGAGTATGATGGCTGCTTTGTAGAGTATAAACATAGTTGCGAGGAATGGGAGAACAAAGATGAATGAAGTAATCATGAAAACAGAGTATTCCAAGGCATTCGATGAAAAACGTAAAGGATTAATTGAGCAGAGCTATTATAAATACGGACCTGCACATTTGAATTTTGCAACCGGAAACGTTGATGCGATTGGAAGTTTGAAAAAATGCCTTGCCAAATTCGAAGAAACTGGGAATCTTGAATATCTGTGCGATGTTGCAAATTATGCAATGTTCCGGTTCATGTTTCCACAGGAAGGAGATTTCTTTCAGCATACCGGTTCTGACGAATCAGCGGGAATAATCGGTATGAGTGTAAAAGAGATGGAAGAATTTAAAAGAGAACATAGCTTTGAAGATGAATGAAAAATGGAGAGTGATTAAAAGATGAGAGTTGTTTCACAGAGTAAAGATTCTTCTTTTGATTTCGACAGAACTGTATTTTGCAGAAATGGACGTTACATATTTGCACATATGAATGATGTCAGAGAATCGATAGGTAGCTATCGTGACAGCAAACAGGCAGAAGAAGTTTTTATACAGATGAATCAAGAAAGCACCAGTACAAAAATATTTTTTATGCCGGGGAAATAAAGATGATTGTGAGAATGATTTTAAAAATTATAGTAAGTCTCTTAGATTTGTTCCTGATTTCGTTGTTGGCTTCATCTAAGGTAGAAGGTACAGAAGCAAAACATGGAGTTAGTTTAATAATTGTGCTATTGGTATTAAACTTGTTGCTAATTTGGAAATAAAAGTGCGAAGTACAGTTAATTTTCAATCATACAGAAAATGGAACTGGAGAAAGAAACTCAAAGGTTCGAATCCTTTTACTTTGATTGCCGGATAGTTTTTGATTGTTTTCTATCTGGCGGCGTTGTTATATACCATTGTTTGGCATAGAGATACCTTTCAGCCACTAGGACGATTCTGTTAAGGACGGTGCGAGACCGTCCGGTGGTTATTGCCGCAGAAAGCGGTATTAGACGTAAGCCTATATGGTGATGAGTGATGGTCACTCCATAATTTGCTGACGAGCAATCCATATAGCAGTCAAACTTGATAGTTCGGGTGCCTATCCCACGGTGCCTGAGCTATGAAAAGAGTTGCCGGTAAAAGGCTTCAAACCGGATAGTGCGATGCACGGCACGAAAAATATTATTGCTAACCGTCTGATGGCGGTTATGGGGAAGCGGCAACGATTGGCGGTGTTGCGGCTGACTGTAAATCAGTTCCTAAGTGGTAAACATTAGAGGTTCAATTCCTCTCTTCCCCATTTCCATGATTTTAAAGGTCATGGAAAACATCAATTCAGAAAGCGAGGGAGTTTTTATGATTATAACCGCATATGGCGTAATTGTTTTTCAACTCGTTACCTGGATTGGAGTTTTAGTTACGAAGTCCAGTGAAGCGGCAGCAGATAGAAAGTATGGAGAAGATATGTGTGGGTTCGCATATCCTGTCATACCATCGAGGCATGAAGTCCCCGGATAGACCTTGCCGGTGAGATAGAAAATATGATCAGAACCCATAAAACTTTGAAAATCATCGGCTTGGTCTGAAAAACGTAAACTCGGCTAAACTAAATGAATATGGGAGCCGGAATGTGATTCTAGCTCCTTTAAGGAAAGGTATATCGCAAGGCTGCAATTACGGTGAGGTGCACCAATAATCCGTGAGGTTGGTTCGATTCCAGCACTTTCCATTGGTGATATTGCCAGTACACTCCGAGGGTGTTTATTAGAGAAATGCCGGCACTAATCAATATTCTAGATAAACTTAGTGCAGGGAACTGGATGGAGCCGCTTGCGGCTGACTAAAAAATCCTTGGGTTGTGATAACCAAGTAAAAAACCACCGTTTATGCAGTGTTCCCATAATTGGAATTGGAGCCGGTTGCTATCCGGTCGGGCGTTTGTTCGCCTTGTAGGTTCGAGTCCTACACACTGCGCTTATCCTTATCTCCACTTAGTCGGGTACTACTGCAATAGTTCCGGTCGATGGGAGATGTATGGATAGTAACGGCATTATTGGAAACAGTAAACCCTTTGCAAAGTAGAAGTTGCAGCTTTGAAATGCATTGACATGGTTTGGACTGACGGAGTTCGATTCTCCGCGCCGCTATTTGAACATTGAAAATTGAATATTGGCGGTTAATGTGGTATAATACATATATCATTTAAAGTTGGTTTTGCATAAAGGAGGAAAGCGTATGGGGCGTGGAGATTACACGGAAGCAGATATTCGCAGAATGGAGCGGGAATTACAACAATTAGAAATGGAGTTAAGGGCTAGACCAGATAGGGCAAGTTCAATAGAGACAGAGATTAGCAATCTGCGGTATGAATTAAATGATGCAAGAAGAAATATGAGATAATGAAAATACCAACCGTCAATATTCGATGGTTGGTATTTTTTTCGCAAAAAATGAGGTATAAACATGATTTGGAATTGTGTAAATTGTGGCGCACCAATCGAAAGAAATAAGGAAGCGTGCCCTTACTGTAAAACTCCATATGATGTAAGTGGCTTCAAAGCTGAAATAGATGAAATGTTCGGAGAACTTACAATTGGGGGAAGAACATGCAAAGTTTATCTTGGAAATGTAGAGTATCATCAATTGTTGGGAGAGCCATACCGTGATATAGATGGTATTTTACATCGTGGAAATGCGAAAACGCTCCATAAATTTACTTTGATTGAGGTGTGAATATGTGTGACTTTTGCAAAGATTACGAAAATAACAGAATATTTGGCGCTGATATTCCTATCAAAAAGTGCACCAATGAGACAAATTTGACAAGAGCAAATGTTTTTAAAGACTGCGAGGATAAAGTACCAAGTATTTTAATTAGTCAGTCTGTAGTGCCAATGGGATATTTTAATATTGCATTTTGCCCGATGTGCGGCAGAAAGTTGGTGGAAGAATGAATGAATTAATCAGACAGGAGAATGAAATATCTCTTGTGGAGTTTGCAGAGAAAGTCGCACCATTTCCATTATCCGAATCTCAGAAACAGTTGCTTAGAGAATATGAAAAGTGCGAAAAGAATGGAAATGAAATTGTTGTATGCAGCTCAATGCGTAGCGGCAAGCGGTTCATCCTGCAGATTATTGACGAATGGAAGATGCAGAATCAGCTTGTAGAACATCGTTGCAGCAAATGCAACCGCCTGTTAGGCAAATTCAACGGACAGGCTGAAATCAAATGCCCGAAATGCGGGAAAATCAATAGAATCGGAGTAGAACGATGAAATTTTGTTTCGGAGATATTGTTGTTGTCGAGGAAAATCAGATAGGCGTTGTGGTTAAAAGTTGGTGCAAATCACTCTTAGGAGCAGAAGCAAGTCATGATGTGTATGTGAGAATGACAGGACAGATTGTAAATTACCCGGAATCACAGATACAGAGGTATATGGTTCGCCATAAATATCTTGATAAACAGGAAGTTGAGTGGAACAATAATGCCATATATGGATGATAAATAGAATATTTCAGAGCACCAGTTGCAGAGTGCCAAGTGGCACATATGTAGAGAGAGCCTATTTCAAAAATTTGAGGAAAGGAGGCTCTCTCTTTTGGTTTCAGAACAAACGCGGCAGACTGCCGATGACATTAAAAATTACATAAAACAGCATGGGATTGAATACCAATCGTTGTATGACCTTTTGGATGTGGCGAAAGTGGCATTTGAAAAGGAAAACGACACGGAATGGGCGTTGAAAGTTACCTCGTACATCAAAGAATGCTGTACTTGGGCGATTCAAAACAGCATTGAAGTGCTACAGATGGACGATTTGTACTGGAAAACCATGAAAGCGGAAGCACCGTATTACTTCGAATCGTTCATGTTTTACATGGAGAAGAACAGACCGCCGGAAGAAAGATTTTATGAACCACGAGTAAACCCATTGCAGCAAGTGGCTATGGCTATTCAAGATCTGGCAGATGATAAGCTGGATGAAATTTTTATCAATATGCCGTCCCGTGTTGGTAAAACCATGATCGTAAAATTCGCTTTTCTGTGGTGGGGAAGTCGAAATACAGAGCTTTCCAACCTTTATACGGCGTATTCAGATAAGATTACAAAGGCATTTTATACCGGTATTATCGAGATGATTGACGATCCAACGTACACATATCATGAGATTTTCCCAGACAACATCATCAAAAAACAGAGCGGAGATGATCTGACAGTTGACCTTGTACGTCAGAAGTCTTACCCAACATTCACATGCCGTTCTATTTACGGAACATTGAACGGATCATGCGATTGTAATGGACTTGGAATTGCAGATGATTTGTTTAGTGGTATTGATGAGGCGGTCAGCATTGATCGCCAAGAAACAGTTTGGGCGAAATTCGATAACAACTTTATGAAACGTCTGAAAAGAAAAGCTAAGCTCATCAATATGGGTACTCGTTGGGCGCTGGGAGATTGCCAAGGGCGCAGACGGAATTTGCTTGAAAACAGACCGGAGTATAAAAATCGAAGATACCGGATAATTTCAATTCCGGCTCTCGATGAAAACGATGAATCAAATTTTGATTATCCATTCAATGTCGGGTATTCAACAGAAGATTATAAGATGATGCGCGCGTCATTTGAAGAAAATGATGATATGGCATCTTGGTACGCACAGGATCAGCAGAAGCCTATAGAGAGACAAGGCGCACTGTTTACAAGTGGACAAACTCTTACATTCAATCCAGAGTGCGATCTCCCAAAAAGAGAGCCGGACAGAATCTTTATGGCGATTGATGAAGCATTCGGTGGCGGTGATTATGTTTCCGGACCGGTATGTTATCAGTACGAAGATGTTTATTACATTATGGACGCAGTATTTGATAATGGAGATAAAAAGATTACGCAACCACTTATTAAAGATACGATCTTAAAATATAAGGTGCAAGCGGCACGTTTTGAGGAAACAAAGACCACGGCATCATATAGGGAAGATATAGAAACAGAACTAAAAGAAATGGGTTATCGACTTAATTCATATGGAGAACCGGCACCGAACAATGTCAGCAAGAGAAATAGGATACTCGACAAGGCACCAGAGATAAGGGAAATGTATTTTTTGGATAGCGGACACAGGTCAAAACCATATCAAAAGTTTTTACAAAATATATGGGGATACAAAAGAGAGGGAAAAGTGAAACATGATGATGCACCGGATTCAATGTCACAGTTGTGTGTTATGAAGTACGGAGTGGAAACAAAGGTTGAAATTATCAATAGTCCAATGGGGTAGGGGGGAGACATATGGAAGTTTGGAAACCGGTACGTGGGTACGAAGAATACTATGAGGTAAGTAATTTGGGGCGGATAAAATCTGTAGATAGACTGACTGTTTTTAAGGATGGAAGGAAACGAAGATTTTATGGAAAAATTCTTGCAACAAGAAGCGCAAACAATAGTGGCTATTTGACGGTAGGATTACATGACTCTGGTAAAACGAAGACATTTCTTATGCATAGGATAGTTGCAGAAGCGTTTGTGAGCAACCCGTATGGAAGAGATGAGGTGAATCATATTGATCAAGATAAGCTTAATAATTCGGCTTCTAATTTGGAATGGTGTAGCCATAAAGAAAACACGAATCACGGGGATGAGATTGAGCAAGGAGCAAGAAAACAGAGAAGAAGTTTCTACCAGCTCGATATGGACGGAAATCTAATAAAAGTATGGCACGGATTTAAGCAGATGCAAAGAGAGACGGGGTATCAAAGAGCTTCTGTTTACAGATGTTGCGTTGGTCAGAGGGAAAGCTATAAGGGCTATAAATGGAAGTATGCGGAGGTGGTTTAATGGTTTCAAAGGAAATTTTAGTGCAATATGGCGATTTACAGGAAGAAGTAAAAGAAGTGCGTGAGAGGATTTCTCAAACCGAAAAGCAAATTATGAAAATTGAGGAAGAAGGAAATGTTATAGATACGGTAAGTGGCGGAAATGGTGGCATACAGCATTTTAAGATAGAGGGTTTCCCATATCCAGAGTATAGTAGAAAGAAAAGCCTGTTATATGCCAGAAAAGCCACGCTTGCAAATCTTGAACTTGAACTGCTTGAAACACTGAATCAAGTAGAAGAATTTATAGCAAGTGTAGATGATAGCCGTATGCGCAGAATTATAACGCTCCGATTCATTGACAATCTGTCTTGGAATAAAGTCGCAAATCATATCGGCGGTGGCAATACAGAAGATAGTGTAAAGAAATCTTTTTATCGCTTTATGGAGAAATAAAGTTGTCCTATATGTCCCGAAAAAATTTGATATAGTTAAAATAAGCAGAAATGCAAAATGATAAGTCGTTGGAGAAATCCGGCGGCTTTTTCTATGCCATGAATTGAGGTGAGACTGTGAGCGAAAAGGAACGCAACATTGAATTTCGAGGAAGAATCAAAATTTATACAGATGTGAAGAAAATCACATCGGACAATGTTATTGATGTTCTTTCACACGCCATGATTAAGCATGAGCAGAACCGCACGCAGATCAGATACCTCATTAATTTCGAAAAAGGCGATCAGCCGCTTATGCGAGAGAAGAAAGTTCGGAAAGACATTGATATCAAGTCAATTTCCAACCTTGCGCACCAGATCACAGAATTTTGGCTTGGATACTTTTGGGGAAATCACATGGCTTTCGTCCAGAAGTCGGATAAGCACCCAAAAGGTAGTAATCCAACAGATAATGATTCGGCAATCACGCTTTTGAATGAAATGTACGATGCCGAGGACATGGAAAGCAAAGACCAGTTGCTTGCCTATTATCTGGAAGTATGCGGCACTTGTTGCCAACTTATCGACATAAAGAGAAAGCCGGATGATGAAGATGCGGTATTTGACCTTGTGACGCTGAATCCGCTGTATTCATTTGTGGTTTACTCGTCAGATGCTTATGAGCGACCTATGATGGGAGTTTCGTATTCAGAGGACGAAAACGGTTCAAGAATTTTTACCTGCGTGACCGATGATGCAATTTACGAAATCTGCGATATGGTGGAAATCGTAAATGGAGCAAAGAAAAACGAGGGCATGAAACTGAATGAATTGGAAATTCCAATCAACCCATTCGGTCGTGTGAATATCGTTGAATTTGAGCGTGCCACAGACCGTACAGGAGTATTTGAACGTCAGCTTGATGAATTAAATGCCTTGAATATTTTAGAGTCTGATTTGTGCAATGATGTGGCGCAGACCACACAGGCAAACTGGTGGGGAAACGACATTGAACTTGATAAAGACGATGACGGAAAAGTAAAAGGACCGCAGGCCGGACAGTGGATTTTAACAAAGACAAATGGAAGTGGAAAGCAGCCAAATATCAAGGGACTTGTTCTTGATTACGATTATGCCGGTGTGTTATCCAATATCCAAGCGAAACATGATGGAATCCTTGAAAGGACATTCACACCAAAGCAAACAGAGCAAAGCGGTGGCTCCACAACTGGGGCAACAAGTCTTTCTTCCGGTTGGACTGCAACCGAAGCTGTGGCTTGCAAACAGGCTGCAATCATTAAGCGCGGATTCAAGGAAAGAAATCGACTTGTATTGACTGCAATTAAGAGGTCGCCGGATACGGAGCCTGACAGTCCCTTATTGGAATTGAAAAACAGTGATATTGAGATTCGACCAATCCGGCAAAAAACTTTCGATATGTCGACAAAAGTGAACTCGTTGGCAACAATGATTCAGAACCAGATACACCCAAGAATCGCAATGGAAACAGTTGATCTGTTCAGCAACCTTGCAGAAGCAGTCGAGGATTCAGTACCGCAGATTCTTGAATACCAGAAGAAAATGAGAGAAAGCGGAACTTCCAAAGGAAATACACAGCAATCACCGGACGCTGAATTGAAAGCAAATATCAATCCGGATTCAAAACGGATTATGCAAGATTCGTCAGATCAGACCGGCAATAGTCCGCTGAAAGATTTATAACAGTTAATCAGCACTCACAGAAATGAGAGTGCTTTTTATATGCACTAGGGAAAGCGCAATACAAATTTCGCAGAACTGAAAACGTTAGGGAAAACGGAAAAATCGCAAACACAAATGCTCGTAGGGAAACGAGGGTAATTAATCGCAGAAAGTTGAGGTAACAAAGATGAAAAAGAAAGATATTCCAAAAATGAACTTGCAGTTTTTTGCAGAACCAGCACCGGAACCGCCAAAGGACGAACCAAAGCCGCCAGCACCGGAATCGCCAAAGGACGAGCATGGTAGCGACAAAGATGAACCACAGCCAAGTCTTGAGGAGCAGTTGCAGCAGATGCGCATTGAAAATGCAAAACTGAAAAAGGCGCAGGAAGATGCAGCTACGGACGCTTCTAACTGGAAAAAGAAGTATAACGCAACCCTTAGTGACGCTGAAAAGCTGGCGCAGGAGAAAGCTGATAAGGAAGCCGAGAAAGACGCTGAACTTGCAAAACTTCGTAAAGAGAGTGCTGTTTCAAAGTATGAGAAGAATTTCTTGACGCTTGGTTACTCACAGGAATTAGCAAAGAAAGCTGCCGAAGCGCAGTTCGATGGCGATACGGACACATTGTTCCTTGTGCAGTCGCAGGCACAGGAAGCAATCGTGAAAGCAAAGGAAGCAGAATGGTACAAAAAAAGACCGGAGATCAATACCGGCGCAGGAGATGGATTAAAAGATGATCCGTTCTTGCAGGGATTCAATTCATAAAAATTTTAAGAAAGAAATGAGGTAGAAAAATGGCAGTAGTAAATTATGCAAGCAAATATGCCCCACAGGTAGACGAGCGTTTTTCACTTGGTTCTCTGACAGGAGCATTAACCAACAATGCTTATGATTTCATTGGCGTTGAGACAGTAAACGTATATTCCATTCCAACTGTTGGGATGAATGATTACAAGGCGAGTGGTTCTAATCGTTATGGCAATCCGGACGAGTTAGGCAATTCCGTACAGGAAATGAAACTGACACAGGACAGATCATTCACATTCACCATTGACCGCAAGTCTTATGACGATGCGCAGATGACAATGGAAGCTGGAAAGGCTCTTGCAAGACAGATTGCAGAGGTTGTTATTCCGGAGGTAGATAACTACCGTATTCACAAGATTGCAGCATCAGCAAAGGCAGCAAACATCATTACAAGCGCAACCACAAAGACAAATGCATATGAGAACTTCTTATCTGTACAGGAGAAGTTGGATGATGCAAAGGTTCCAGCTGGCGGTCGTATCTGTATTTGCCGTTCTTCTTACTACAAGAACATCAAATTGGATGATTCTTTCACAAAGAAAGGCGATATGGCAACACAGATTGCTATTAATGGGGCGGTTGGTGAAGTTGATGGAGTACCTATTATCAAAGCGCCTGCATCTTATTTCCCGGTAAATGTTGATTTCATTATTACAAATCCAATCGTCTGTGTTGCACCAATCAAACTGACAGAGTACAAAATTCATACAGATGCACCTGGTATCTCCGGATGGTTAGTAGAAGGACGTATCAGATATGATGCATTTTGCTTGGAAGAGAAACTGGATGCTATTGGTGTTCATGCAATAGAAACATTAGCATCTATCGCAATCTCTACTCCTCCAACAAAGACGGCGTATAAGTCAGGCGAGAAGTTTGACACTACCGGAATGGTTGTAACCGCTACATATGGTTCTGCAACAACACAGGACGTAACGAAGTATGTTACCTATTCTCCGGATACGATAACTAAGGCTGGTGATGTGACTGTTTCTTATACCGAGAATGGAGTAACCAAGACAGCTACACAGGCGGTAACGCTTGATACCTAAAAGGAGTGATCGCAGATGGTTTGCTATGAAAGAGATGGCGTAACCATGGTGGTACATGAAAACATGGCGCGTGTCATGGAGTCATGTGGATACAGAAAAGTGGTGGAGCAATCCACCGCTCCTGTACCGGAACAGCCGGCTGTGGAACCGTCAAAGAAAGAAAATAAGCAGTATTCCAGATCAGAGATTGCCCGAATGAGCACAGCAGACCTTAAGGAAGTTGCATCTTCTTTAGGGTTGGAAGTCACAGAGGAATCTACCGGAAAGGTGCTGAAAGAGCAGATTCTTGAAAAATTAGGTCTGTAGAATGAATTGAGGTGGAAGGATGAATGATTTTATTGCGGAAATTAAAAAAATGATAACTGAATATGATACAGAAATCAGCATTTCCGATTTAACCGTTAATCTTGCCATCGAAGCATTTGAAACGCTTAGAAATTATCCGGATTCGTGGGGAGATGAAAAGATTCTTGCGGATTTGGAGAAAAATAAAGCCAAGATTGCTATGGCGGCGATTGAGATTGATTCAAAGAATGGTGCAGAAAACCAACTAAGTCATTTGGAGAATGGGATTTCAAGAAGTTATAGCGAATATCTCATGGCTTATAAAGGAGTGGTTGGATTTGCTAACTGTATTTAAAAGAAAGGTTTGGTGATCCTTACATCTCCCAACCGCAGGGTTAAGCGGTAAAGAAGATTGTGCGTGACGAAAGTCGCAGGCGGTGCACGTTAAGCGGTGGTGGGCGGTGCGCCATATTTCTATTTTGGAGGGAAAGGCATTATGAAGAAATTATTTATTTCACAGCCCATGAGAGATAAAACCGACGAAGAAATCAAGGCAGAAAGAGCCAAGATTATTAAAGCGGCCACAGAACGTTTCGGAGAGGTAGAGGTTATTGATTCATTCTTTGAATCAGCACCGCATGATGCCAAACCATTATGGTTCCTTGGAAAGTCTCTGGAATTGCTTTCGACTGCCGATTGTGCTTATTTTGCAGATGGTTGGAAAGATTACAGAGGGTGCAAGATTGAGCATGAATGTGCTGTGCAGTATGGCATTGATATTGTAGGCGAATAACTTCTTGTAGCGGTTCTCCTTTTGTCGTATAATGGCAATAAAGGGGGATTTACCATGGATAAAAAGAATGAAAAACAAGCAAGCAAATGTTTTATTATCACGCCTATAGGAAATGAAAATTCAGAAGTTTTTAGAAAGGCGAAGGGCGTTATTGAAAGCACAATTAAGCCCATTCTGCGCGAATATGGTTTTACAGATATAAAACCTGCGTATGAAATAAATGTATCAGGGATGATAAATACGCAGATTATTAATAGGATAGTAAATGATGACTTAGTAGTAGCCAACTTGACCGGAAATAACCCAAATGTCATGTATGAGTTATGTTTAAGACATGTAGTCGCAAAACCAATAATACATATTTGTGAAAATGGAACCAACTTACCTTTTGACATAAAAGATAGTAGAACAATTTTTTACGAAAACGATATGTTGGGGGTTGAGGAATTAAAAAATAAGTTACGCTCTTTTATGGATAACATTTCATATACGGATGATTATATCGATAATCCTATTTATACGGCACGAAAATATGAGAATTTATTGAAAGAAACTAAAGGAACAGATACTAATGAGATGTTGAAAATGTTAATGAGTATTTCGACTCAAATATCTGAATTGAACAACTCAAGAAGTGAAGTTATATTGCCTTCAAATAAGTGGGGATATGGACAGATATTTCAGCCCAAAGCGTTTAGAGACATCGTTTCAAGTATAGATATACATGAGGCTATAGATTATTTTGAAAATGCCGAAGAAAAGGTTAATATCTCTGATGTTGCCGCTGCACTTGAAGTACCTATTCGAGTTATATTGATTATAGCGGAGATGGTTGGAGTTAATGTTAAGTCAACAAATATGACTATCACTAAAAGGCAGTTGGAGAGGATTATTGATTATGTAGTTACAAGAAGGGATTAAAATGCAATGCGTTCATTAAAAAAGAACAAGCAACGACTGTACTACGCAACGTACAGTGATGAAATTCCGGTCTATGAAACAGATGATGATGGAAAAATTAAATATACCGAGGTTGACGGAGAACTGATTCCGATACCGATAGGTACAATGGCAGGCTATAACAAGCCTGTCGTTTTTTATGCCAATATTGCAATGTCTGGCGGAGAAGCAGAAGTCAAGGAATATGGCTTTGATATCGGCGCATATCAAGCAGTTTTGGTGTTATCGGACAAATCCTTGCCTATCACGGAAACGAGCCGGATTTGGCACGCAAGTGAGCCACAGTACCATGCTGACGGTTCGGTTGACGGTGACAGTGCTGACTATTCGGTATTAGCCGTGAAACCGTCATTGAACAGTATGAAATATTTGCTGAAAAAACTGCCGAAAGGAAATGGATGATATGTCAAAAAAAATATCATTCGGTTTATCCGTATCGGAAATCGACCGGGCAATCAAAGAGTTGCGAGAATACAAGAACAGCCTTGATGCGAAATGCGAGGAATTGTGTCGCAGATTGACCGCAGAGGGCATATCTATTGCGCAGGCTCATATAGGCAGCAGCGGTTTCGGAAAATATATTCATTTATCCTCTGAAATCATACCAGAGAAAGCCGGGTGCAAGGCAATATTCTTCATGGAAGATTCCCAGAAGATTATAAGCCAATGGCAGAATCAAGATGGCGTGCAGAGCAAAGAGATTTCTCCGGCGTTGATGTTATGTTTCGGATCTGGATTGAAAGCTGAAAACCCAACCGGCGTGCCTGGGGTAGGGGCTGGAAGTTATGGTGAGCATGGCTTAGACCCTAATGGTTGGTGGTATATGGATTTAAATGGTGTTTGGCATCATTCCACGGGAATCGAACCTAAAATGCCAATGTATAATGCCGCAAAAGAATTAAGGAATAAGGTCATAGAAACAGCAAGAGAGGTGTTCAAGTAATGGCAGGATTTGAATGGAATACATTTTATACACATTTGGAAAAGAAGATGAAAAAAGCATATCCCGAATGTAAAGTCGGGCGGTATATTACACCGAAACAGACGGATTTTCCATACTGTGATGTGGCATTAAGTGATATATCTGGTGGAAATTACGATTTGGAAGGTAACGAGGGAGCACAGACACCAATGATTACCGTATCAGCATATGCAGTTGGAAGCATTGCTGATAACACTTGTTATACGATTTGCAGTAAAGCAAAAGAAATTATGCTTAAGTACGGATGGCAGTGTAAAGCCGGTCCGTTACCTGTTGCAAATGCAGCAGACCCAAACGTAAGCCGGTGGGTTGCAAGATTCCAACGCATTTATGCAGATGGAGATGAGATAAAAGAGATAAATTAAAATGTTCCCGACATTTATGTCGGTAGCATATAAATGAAACTTAGAGCCGAAAGGCTCTTATTTTTTATGCACCGGACACCCACTCGAGAGGTGTTCGCTGACCGCTCAAAGTTATGCGGTAGAAAGGAAGAAGAAATGGCAGAAAAAGCAGTAAGTACAATTAATACCATTCTTGAAATCAGTGAGGATGGAAAAGCATGGGAAAAGTTATGCCCAATCAAAAACTATCCGAAATTAGGCGGAGCACCAAACCAGCTTGAAACAACTGACCTTGAGGATGAATCACAGACATTCATCAATGGTGTGCAGTCTATGGATTCCATGGAATTCAAAGCTAATTATCTGTTAGAAACATACAAAACAGTATTAGCAAAGTCTGGAATTCCGTTGCATTATCGTCTCTCAATGGGAAAAGATGGAAAAGACGGTGTAGCAACCTGGGAAGGAGAACATGCTGTTTATGTTAATGAAGGTGAAGTAAACGGCGTTCGTGAGATGACAATCAATGTTTCTCCATCCACTAAGATTTCAATTGGTGATAAGACTGCATGAACAAAAGAAGAGACGGAGAAATCCGTCTCTAAGCTGCCAGCAGAAAATGAAGAGGTTGTAACAGAACCGGAAGAGCCGGAAAACAAGGAGGAAGAAGAAAATGGCAACAACAGTAACAATTAATAACAAAAAATATGATGTTCCAAAGTTAGGATTCGGTCACATGGAAATGCTGGAAAGCGAAGGATATGATGTCCTTGCAATGTTCAAGAAAAATCAGATTTTTGCACCAGCAAGTGCTTTTATTATGCTTTGTGCTAAATGTGACAGAGAAGAAGCTAACCGGTTAGCAGAACAGCACATTTATGGTGGCGGCAACATGAATGAAATTTACCAGGCATTTGTAAATGCAATTAAAGAATCTGATTTTTTCAGAAAGGTTCTCGGTATGGACGAGAACAAGAAGAGTACGAAGAAATCTGCGACTGCGGAGACGGAAGTACAGTAGTTGAATTAGCATCTACAGAAAAGTTTTTCACAAATGAAATTTATAATGTATGGCTTCCGGCAGCAATCAGATATGGAATTGATATGAGGACATTTCCTTTGTTGAATCCAAGAATCATGAATGCATATCAGGAAGCCTTTACTGAAAAGAAAAAGCAGGAAGCACAGATTATTGATTTGTCTGCATATTACAATGGAATCTATTGTCTTAGAGCAATAGGAGCAGCCTTTTCTAAGAGTTCAAAATATCCGTCACATCCATATAGTTTGATGGATAAAGAAGAACAGGAAGAAGCAGAACCATTAAGCGAAGCAGAACAGTTCAAATTGTGGGCACTTGCTTGGAATAAGAAATTTGAAGAAAAAGAACGTTAGGGAACGGACGTGTCACAGCGTCCGTTCTTTTTATCTGGCTATCGAATGGGAGATAGTCACAAACCTTTAATAGTTATAAGGAAGTTGGTGAGCAGATGGGAGCAGCGGACATTGACCGTTTAGAGATAGAAGTTGAAGCACAGGCAAAAGGAGCAAATCAGCAGTTAGATGCGCTCATTAGCAAATTAGAAAAGGTATCTTCTGTACTTGGCGGCGCAAGTGGCAAAGGACTTAATTCATTTGCAAGTGGAATTTCTAAGATTTCCGGACATACTGCAGCTATTGAAAAGATGGCATCAAGTATGGAAAAGTTGAAAGATGGTCTTTCCTTTGATTCTCAGAAACTTACTAATATTGCATCCGGAATCAAAACACTATCTGATTCAGCAACCGGCTTTAAAGGTGGAAAATCAGCAGAAATTACATCCCTGGCAAGAGCATTAAGCAAATTCTCAGAGGTAGATACGAATTCTATGTATGGAGTTACCTCTGCATTACAGAATCTGTCTAATGGCTTGGCAGAAGCACAGAATATTAATGTTGCAGGAGTTACAAGCATTGCTGCAGCATTATCAAAACTAGGTGGAAAGAATGCCACTACCGGCACCGGAAATCTTATCAAGATTAAAGATGATTTGGCGAGCTTTGTTGCAGGAATGAACAATATCGGAGCCATGACATTTGATGTAACAGGACTGGCCCAGCTTATACCAACATTGTCTAAGCTGGGTGGCAAGGCATCTACGCAGGCAACAAAGAATCTGCCTACATTATCTGCTCAGTTGCAGAGTTTTGTTCGGCAGATGAATCAGATTGAATTAAAATTCAATATGTCTGGAATGAATGAAATGGCATCCGCTATTTCAAGGCTTGGCGGTGTGGCTGCCGGTAGAGCAATTACGAACCTTCCATTATTGGCGAAGAATCTCGCAGAATTAATGGAAACCCTGTCAAAGGCACCGGCCGTAAGTAACAATATAATTGAAATGACCAATGCTTTGGCTAAATTAGCTTCGCAGGGTTCTAAGGTAGGTTCCACATTAAGCACGATGGGTAATAAAGGTAGTAAATCAACCTCTATATTATCCGGATTGTTTTCCTCTGATGGAAAGGCTGGCAAAAGTTTAAAGAGCTTTTCACAGATTGCAGGTGCATTCTACGCTAACTTCTTTATGGTTATTCGAGGATTTAAAGGTCTTTGGAATACAGTGAATTCTTCAATGGACTTCCTTGAGACAGTAAACTATTTTGAAGTAGCTATGCGTAAGCTTGGTGATGATGCTGCAGCAAATTGGCAACAGGCAGGATATGATTCTGCTGAAGCTTATGCATCGTCATTCTCTTCAAGAGCAAAGCAGCTTACAGCCAAGATGACCGGATTTGATATTGATACAGATGGTAATGCTACATATACCGGACAGAAGAATCTGGGAATGAATCCGGATACTGTAATGAACTATCAGGCAATGTTTGCACAGGTATCCGAATCTATTGGTGTGGCAGAAGAAAGTGCGCTTAATTTTTCGACTGCTCTTACAATGCTTGGCACTGACTGGGCATCCTTGAGAAACACCACATTTGAACAGGCATTTGAAAAATTCGCATCGGCTTTAGCAGGACAGTCCAGAGCAGTTCGTGCGTTTGGTATTGATATTACAAATGCTACTCTGCAGGAATATGCTTATAAATACGGTCTGACTGGTGCGATTAGTGAAATGAATCAGGCAACCAAGGCACAGTTACGATTACTGGCTATATTAGACCAGTCGAAAGTTGCATATGGTGACTTGGCAAACACAATGGAATCACCGGCTAACCAGTTGAGAATGTTAAGACAGAACTTTTCCAACTTGGCAAGAACAATCGGAAATCTGTTTTTGCCTATTATCAAGAAGGTTCTTCCATATATTAATGGCCTTGTAATGGCAATGCAGCGACTTTTTGCATGGGTTGGTGGTTTGCTTGGAATCAATCTGAGTGGCATTAACTCATCCATCGGTGGTGCCAGCAATGGCATTGAGGATTTTGTCAGTGGAGCTGATGATGCAGAAGATGCCTTAAATGGGGCAAATAGTGCCGCAAAGAAACTAAAGAACACTGTTCTTGGATTTGATGAATTGAATCAGCTTAATGACCCTACATCCGGTTCTGGAAGTGGTTCTGGCTCTGGAATTGGTGGCGGAAATCCATTATTAGATGCAGAAATATCCAAGGCGCTTGAAGAGTACCAGAAAGCATGGGATGATGCCTTTGACCGGATGGAAAATAAAGCTCAGAAGATTGCAGATAAAATATATTATGCATTTTCACATGGCAATTTTGAGGGGATAGGTCGATTTATCGGTAGCAGCATTAGAGATGGTCTCAATAAAATTAATTGGGATTCTGTATATAGCGCATCTAAGAACTTTGGTACTAATTTTGCTAAATTCCTTAATGGTCTGATTTCGCCATCCTTATTCGGAACTGTAGGAAGAAGCATTGCTGGTGCTTTAAATAGTGCAATTTATAACGCATTGGCATTTGGAAATACATTCGATTTCAAGGATTTGGGAAAATCTATTGGAACCGGTTTGAACGAATTTTTCAGAACATATGATTTCGCTTCACTTGGACGTACCATTAATGTATGGGCAAATGGAATACTGGATGCGATTATTGCAGCTATTGATATAACCAACTGGGAAATGATTGGACGGCAGATTGGAAAATTCCTTGAGAATTTGAATTTGCTTGAAATCGGAGCCAAGGTTGGTAAGGCACTTTGGAAAGCAATAAATGCAGGAATTAAGACTTTTGCAACGACATTTAGTGCGGCACCGATTGAGACAACCATTGTATCACTGGTCAGCCTAAATAAATTAACCAAGAATATGTTTGGAACAAATGTATTTTCTGGAATTGCAAATGCTGCAAAGAAATTCAATTCATTTTCAAAGGCAGTAGATTTGGCAGGTTCTGCATTAAAGGGAAACTGTTCTTCTATGATGAAATTGGAAAGTGAATATCCAAAAACAGCATCTTTGCTTACAAAGGTTAGCGCCGGATTTTCAAGGCTTAAAACCAGTGCTACTGGTGGTAACTTCTGGGGAAGTCTCAAAACGTCAATTGCTGGTGTAAGAAACAATCTTACAACCCTGCAAAAAGGAGCAATTGGTGTTGCAGCAGTATTTGGGGAAATTACAGTTTTTAAGGAATCTTTCCGAGATATTGCTCTGCAGACTGATAACATGGCGGAATCCATTGGAAAAGTAACTGTGGCAGCAGGATTGGCAGCAGGTGCTTTATATTTAGCGTTTGATACTCCTGGAATTATTATTGCTGCTATAGCAGGATTAATTGGAGCAATAACGGGCGTTAAAGAAGCAATGGATGAAATTATAGATGAAAAGGTCGGAGATGCTATTTACGATGCTTTTTCCAATCCGGGTGGCGTACCTATAGATACAGTTGTAAGTAATTTTACAGATTCTATTGAAGAAGCTGGTAAAGGATTTTTAACTATATCTGAAAAATCCAACGAAATGGATAATGTGCAGAAAAATATTCAAGATACTTGGATTGAGATAACACGAATCGAAACTGCAATGGATAATGGCGTACTGTCAGTGGAAGAAGGAAAAGAGAAATTAGCAGAGCTTTTCGGAGAACTAGCAACATTGACAGAGCAGAAATTTGCCACAATGGAGCAGACAGTAATTGCAGCGTATGGTGAAGGTGGTGCATTACATGATGCCTTAGAAAATATAGGCGCGGATACAGATGCTGCTATTGATGCAATGATAACTTATGGATTCACAAATACAGAGCGTGCAAAAGAAATTGTGCAGGAAATGAATCAAGTAGAAGTAGGTTCTGATAAATGGAAAGAACTTTCTTCTGAACTGTATTCTTTAAGTTCTGATTTGGATGGATTCTCAAAGGCAGCGAGTGATTATTCTGTAGATATTAATAATATTGTAAAAGGAATAGATTACGATAAGTTATTCCCAGATGGTAAAGAAGTAGATATGGATGTACTTAATGGCTATCTGGATGATATGAAAACTGCTGTTGACAATTATGATTCCAATTTGGAAGAAGCACAGAAAGACATTTCGGCATATTGGACGGAACTGTTAAATAGTCCAAATGCAACACCGGAACAGAAAGAAGTTGCTCAGAAAGCATTGGATGATTTGCCGAATGCAATTCAGAATATGAAGGATAAATCCCGTGAGCAGATGACCCAGGTAACAGATCTGTTTCAAACAGACTTTATTGATAAAATCAGTGGAGTTATAACAGATGCTAAATCTAAATGGGAAGGCATGAATTTTTGGGAAAAGTGGTTGGCGGGAAATGATGAAGATGAATTCATTAGAAAAGCTGTTGAAAAACAGGTTGGTAATATTGATGAATTGTCTGATGCAATTGAAGAGCGGATGGACGAGCTTGGAGTAGACGGTGCTGGGTGGAGCAAAGATGTTGGAGAAGATTTACTAAACAATCTGTTTGATTGGGAAGCAATGACAACTTCAGATCTTACTTATTCATTGAAAGATAATTATGAAGAAATTGTCAATAATGCTTTAGAAAGTGCAAAACCTAGTGTAACTGATACTGCAAAAAATGTTGCATCAGCAACAGTAGACGAGTTTAATAATGGTGTTGAAGAATCAAAAGGAGCATCACTTGAAACACTTGATAATTGGATGGGAGATGCAGGAAATGTTCTAACAGATAGTAGCGTTACGGATGATGCATCAAACAGTGCGAGAAATACGGTTGAAACATTTAATGCTGGAATCAGTAACAATACCGGAACAACTGTTGATACTTTAACCAGTTTTAGAACTACTATTACAGATAATATTGCACCAGCAAGTAGTGATATAGAAAATATAGGAAAAAATATTGTTGATGGCATTAGTAATGGTATGAATCTTAGATTGAAATCTCTTGGAGAGACTACTTCAAAGATTGCCAATACAATAGTGGAAACAACAAGAAGTAAATTGGATATACAAAGCCCATCAAAGGTAATGAAAGCACTTGGTAATTATACGACTGAGGGATATTTAATTGGATTGAATAACAAAGTTGGTGATGTGAAAAGTGCTTTATCCAATATGGTAGAACCGGTTACAATGGAGCCGGTATCTGCCAGAAAATTTGTTGCCAGGGAGAAAGTTGCTATGGCGAGCATTACCGCACCAAGAAATACGGTAAGTACAGACGCTATAATGCAAGGATTTATGGAAGAAATGAAACCGGCTATTACCGAAGCGGTTTTTGAAGCAATGATGGCTAATTCCAATAGTAGCACTGGTGAAAAGAATGCCCCTACTGTTGAGGTCACACTGAAAGCAGATAATGAAACACTTTATAAGATGGTGAAAAAGGGCAAAGAGAGTTACAATCGAAGATACCATATTGTAGAAGATATGGGGTGAAATACTATAGTTGAAAAAGCTCTCATAGTGTGATATGATTTTTTTATCACATTATGGGAGGAGCAAATATGAAAAAAAGAACAAAAGAAAATATTTTAATGTTTTTATGGGCTATAGTTTCCATAGCACTATTATTCCAGTGTAGATTTGTTGGCATAGAGATATATAAAGTTGTTGAGTATTCAGGATATCCACTAGAAAGGCTTTATACATCGATGTTTTTAGTGCTGGGTGTATTAATTATCTTTGAAATTGTTTTTGCAAACATTTCGATAGATATACTTAGAAGAAGAGCGAGAGAAGAGACCAAGAATATAGAGTGACGAGAGAGTAACGCAAGAGGCATCCTAACGGGTGCCTTTTGTATTGACATTTTCAATAAAACAAATTATTATAATAAAAAAATGAATATCAGCTTGAATTAGTGAGGTCTGGAAATAAAGTGCAAAACCAGAAAAGTACGGTTATATGCCGTCCTAGTTTGATTAAGTCCGTAGCAGGTAACATCAAACATAGGGCGGCTTTTTGTTTATCTAAAGATATTATGATGTTGAGTGTACGCTGGATGACTATATTTGAATGAATTTGAAAGGTTTCTGTATATGAGAAAAAATGAAATTAAATTATTTAGTAACAAAGAACTTGGCTTTTCAGCACGAACAATGTTAAACGAGGACGGAAGTATTTCCATTAATGCGGAAGATACTGCTAGAGGATTTGGATGGACAAAAACAGAAAATAAGAATGGTAAAGAGTATACTTCAATCAGATGGGAAAGAATGAATGGATTTAGCACAGAATTTGGTTTCGCCCACGAGTGGGGGAAAGATGATTATATACCAGAATCGCTTTTCTACCGCCTTGGAATGAAAGCAAGTAACAAGGCAGCGGACAAGTTTCAGAACTGGCTTGCGATGGAAGTTATTCCAAGCATTCGCAAACATGGCATATATGCAACAGATAATGTCATTGATAATATTTTAAACAATCCGGACTTTGGAATTGAATTATTAACCAGATTAAAGTCGGAAAGGGCAGCAAGGATTGCGGCAGAAGAAGAAAAGGAACGATTACAGGAAGAACTTGATTATAGCAAGGACTGGTATTCGATTAAACGTGTTGCTGCAATGAATGGCGTGGAGTGGAAAAAGTTTAAATGGCGTAGGCTTAAAGAAAAGAGCATTGAACTTGGATATGGTGTAAAGAAGATTTTCGATGCAAATTATGGCGAAGTCAATACATATCATAGAGATGTGTGGGAAGCAGTATATCCAGAATATGAAATTTAGAAAATAGAGCACTTACCCTTGGTGAGTGCTTTTCACATATATAGAATTTACCGGCTATTGTTTGAAATAGTCGTAAACCTAAAAGAATTGTAGGTAGGTGGACAATATATGGCAATGATATGGGTAAATGGTGTGGTTATTAAAACGCCAACATCTTTTAGCTGGGGACTGCAGGATATATCAGATTCAGATTCTGGAAGAACACAGGATACCATAATGCATAAGAATAGAGTTGGGCAAAAACGTAAGATTTCGCTAACTTGGGATAATGCAACGAAAGAGGATACGGCTGCTATATTACAGGCATTTAATCCGGAATATGTAGATGTGACTTATCCGGATGCAATGAGTGGCAAAGATGAGACTAGAACATTTTATGTAGGTGATAGAACTGCACCTATGAAAATGTGGACGATTAATAAGAAAATTTATTCTCAAATCAGTTTTAATATAATTGAGAGATAGAAAGGCAGGGGTACGATGTTAGATTTATCAACTGAATTTAAGCAGGAAATGTATAATGACAACCGGAACTTTCTGCCTTTTTTGGATATAACGCTTGTTAGTGGAAAAGTATTGCATATTACAAAGGAAAAGGTATGGGAAAATACCTTTAAGATTGAAGATGCTACATCCAGTCAGAATAAATTTACTATTGGTGCAGCAGTCACCGGAAAGCTGAAAGTTACGCTAAATAATATTTATGATGATTTTAGTGATTATGATTTTGCTGATGCAACAGTAATTGCTTATGTTGGGTTACAGCTATCAAACACCATTGAAAAAATCCGGGTCGGAACATACATAGTTGATGAGCCTAGCTATGATGGCTCAACAATCACACTATCCTGCATTGATTATATGAGTAAGTTTGATAAACCATACTCTAATAGTAAATTAAGTTATCCGGCAACTATTTCTGCTATATTGGCAGATGCATGCAGCAATTGTGGAATTTCCATGTTAAGTGCAAATATTCAAAATGGGAAATATACGGTAAAGAATCGAACGGATGATAAAGCAATGACATTTGGTGATATTGTTGCCATGGCTGCGCAAATATCCGGTTGCTGGGCGAAAATGGATGCCTACGGAAGATTAAAACTTGATTGGTATAATATGTCAGCATTTGAAATCAACTCTGCGTTGGATGGTGGAACTTTCCAAACAACAACAAAGCCGTATTCCGATGGGGATGATGCGGATGGTGGTAATTTCAAGGATTATTCCAGTGGAGATAACATTGATGGCGGTACATTTACCGACCAGAAGACATATCATCATATATATTCTACAAAATCTTTTGATGTGTGCACAGATGATGTAGTAATTACCGGCGTAAAGGTAACAGAAGAATTCGATGAAACAGACACGCAGAAAAAAGCAACGTATCTTGCCGGTAAAGAAGGATATGTGATTGAAATATCCGGAAATGACTTAATTCAAAAGGGCATGGCTAAGACAGTAGCAACGTGTTTATACAAGCGTATTGGTGGAATGAGATTCAGACCGTTGACAGTATCAACACTTGGCAATCCTGCTGTTGAAGCAGGGGATGTGGCTTATGTTACTGATAGAAAGCAGAATACTTATCAGGCATTTATATCCACTCGGACATTTACTCTTGGTGGCAGCCTAAATATATCCTGCGACTCTGAAACACCAGCGCGAAATAAAACAACACAATTTACGCAGTTCACCAAGGCGGTTGTAAAAGCCAGAAATGAAAGCAAAAAGCAGTTATCTTCTTACGATTTAGCAGTGCAGCAGCTTACCAATCTGATGACACAGTCATTTGGTGTATTCAAATCCGAGGAAATATTAGAAGATGGTAGCATTGTTTACTATATGCACAACAAGCCGGAGCGTGCAACAAGTTCGACTATTTGGAAAATGACAGCAGATGCTTTGGCGGTATCCACAGACGGCGGTAAGACATGGAATGCTGGTATTGATTCATCCGGTAATGCAGTTGTAAATGTTCTGAATGCTATCGGGATTAATGCGGATTGGATAAACGCCGGAGAAATAACTGGTGTAAGTATAAATATTGGTAATGGTGTATTTGTTGTAGATAAAGAAGGGGCTGTTACAATTAAATCTGGGAATTTCAACATTGGTGGAGGAGTATTTAGTGTAGATTCCAATGGAAATTTAACTTCAAAATCTGCATCTATATCAGGTGGAGATATTACCTTAAGTTCGGATATTCAATATGACTCAAAACTTAATTTGGTACGGACATATAATGGAAAAACATATGGAAGGGTGAATTTAGCGGCAGATTTAATTAAAATGACAAGCGGAACCGGAACATGTATTAATATCACTACTAGCGGTTCTCAATTTGATTCGCTTTATATTGGCAAGTCAGATACTCCGGTAATGCACAACTATTCATTATTGGTGGATGGAGATGCAAGTATAAAAACAGATTTGATAGTATCAGGCACAAAATCCAGAGTGGTTAATACAGAAAATTATAAAGACCGGCTGCTATATTGTTATGAAACACCCTCTCCTATGTTTGGTGATATAGGAGAGGGAACCATAGATGAAATCGGTAAATGCTATGTTTATATTGACGATGTATTTGCAGAAACAATAGATACAGAAGTTCAGTATCAGGTGTATTTGCAGAAATACGGTGATGGAAGTATTTATGTAAGTGAAAGAACACCGTCATATTTTGTTGTAAGTGGAACTCCAAATATGAAGTTTGGATGGGAATTAAAGGCTATTCAAATGGAGTATGACACTATGCGTTTGGAAGAGTCCTCGGCATTGCCTGATGATGCAGATAACGAGGATAGTGCAGCAGAAACCTATAATTATTTAACATCATTGCTATATGATGTGGAAAGTGAGGAAGTATCATGAAAAATATTAAAGGATTTGCAGTAGCATCGGATGGAAACATGAAAAGAATTGCCATTACATTTGATGAAATCAGTGATACCGGCAAGGTAATTAATTCCAATGTTAAAATGAATCGAATTATCACAGATGAAAACGTGCTTGCTGCAGTTTCAACACTTGAGCAGTATGGTCAGATTGTTATTGATGAATAGAGGTGATTCAATATGGCAATTCAGATGCGAAAAGGGTTAAAGGCAGATTTCGACCCGACAAAGATGTTGCCGGGAGAATGGGCGGTATCTATCGACAGTGATACAAGTAATCAGATTGTATGGATGTGCTTTGCTGCAGGTGTCGTAAAAAGAATGGGAACATATGAAGATTTCAAAGATATGATTCGAGAAGCAACCAAAGACATCCGGGATGAATATGTTACTGAATTCAACTCAATTCTTGAGCGGATAGATAAATTAGCTGACACAACACAGAAGAATAGAGATACCGTAGTTAAGATACATGATGATATAGTAAATACCTATTTACCACAGATTATCGAGAATGCCAATCTTGCCAGTTCTTCCGCAACAATAGCGGTAAATAACGCTGCATTATCTAAAAGCTATGCAGTCGGTGGGACTGGTACACGAACCGGTGAAGATACTGATAACAGTAAATATTATAGTGAGCAGTCACAGGCAAGTAGCCAGACAGCACAATCCTATGCTGAACAGGCAGAAGCTGCTACACAGGAAGCGGTGAATAAGATAAATGAAGCCTTATCACAGAATGTTCCACAATTTACGATTGATTTTACAACCGGGCACCTCAAATATGAGGGTGGTCGGTTCAATTTTGCAGTACAGAACACAACAGGACACTTATTATGGGAGGTGGCAGTCTAAATGAATGATGCGGGAAAGATAGCGTTTACTCCAAAAGGGGATTACAGCAGCGCGGTTACATATGAATATCTCGATACTGTTGTATATAACGGAAATGCATATGCCGCACTTAAGACAACAACCGGTAATGTACCGGAAGATGGCAGTAAGTATTGGATATTACTTGCAAGAGGTGGCACATCTGTTTCAGTGGCAACAGAAGGCACCGAAGGAGTAGTAAAAGCCAGTGACGATATTGGTGTAGATTCAGATGCTAAAATGATTCTTAGAACAGATTTTACACCACAGGAGAATCTAACGGAACTTGAAAGTGGAGAATCCAGAAATACATTCTTTGGAAAAATTGCAAAGGCTGTGAGTGAACTAATAAGCCACATTAATGTAAAAGCATCAACAAGTGCAACAGGTCATGTTAAATTAAGTGATTCATCCGCAGTCACAGACAGTACCGGATTGGCATTGCCGGCAACGGAGAAAAATGCTTCCATTTCTGGAACCATGGCAAATCAGATCAACACACTAAACACGAATGTAAACAAGAAGCAGGATGCATCTACTGCAATCACAGCATCAAATATAAGTTCGCAGAGTGTCAAGTATGCAACCAGTGCCGGAAGTGCAAATGCAGTAGCGTGGAGTAAAGTGACGGGTAAACCAAGTAGTTATACACCGGCTAGTCATAACCATGCAGAGCAATCTTTGAATCCGGCATCATTAGAAATTAGCGCAGTTACACCATTTATAGACTTTCATCATAATAAGTCCTCAAAGGACTATACAACAAGAATAATTGATGGTGGCGATGCATTGTGCTTTTTGAATGCGGTAAATAATAGTTTCATGTTTCAAGGATATCAAAATCATGAGGTAGTAATTACTGCGGTGGGGGAATTCAGTGCACATAATGATTCTTGCATATTAAGAAGTCCTTATAATGTTCAGTGTACTAGCCTTGCTGGTAATACTTACATTCCTGTTTTTGGTGCATCCTTCACGAATCCTTCCTCAAGACTGGTAAAGGAAAATATTATTAATATGTCGGAAGAGGAAGCAAAAAAGATATTATTACTTAATCCGGTAGATTTTGATTATATTAAGGAATTTGGCGGAGAGAAGAATCAGAGAGGACTAATTGCAGAGGATGTTCTGAATATTATCCCATCCTGTGTTACTGTTCCTGATGGATATTCAGAAGAAGAGTTCGATGCAAGTAAAGGAATTAAGAATAAGGTACTTGCAATTGATTATTCAAAATTGGTTCCATATCTTATTAAGATGGTGCAGATACAACAGGAAGAAATTGAAGCGTTGAAGCACGCATAGCGTAGCTGATACGTTTCTTTTTTTTATAAAAAATTTAAGGAGGAAAAGAAAATGAACAACAACACAATCAAAGCAATCATAACAGCAGTAACGGGGTTCTTATCATCCCTGCTCGGTATACTTTATGTACCGGTATTACTTATGGTTGCCTGCAACATTATTGACTATGCGACAGGTATCTTCGCATCAAAGTATCGTAACCAGCCGGTGGATTCATACAAGGGATTCCGGGGAATTGCAAAGAAGATTTCCATGTGGCTTCTGGTGGTGGTTGGAGCAATTGTTGACCAGTTACTGAAATATGCAGCTGCTACAATTGGAATCACAATGCCGATTACATTTCTCATAGCGTGCGTAGTAGCAATATGGATTATATGCAATGAAATCATCAGTATTCTGGAGAATATCAAGGATATAGGTGCACCGGTTCCACCGTTTTTACTACCATTGTTGAAAAATCTGAAATCACAGGTGGAAGAGGTCGCAAAGACAGAAGAGAAGGAGGAAGAATAAGATGAAAATTGGATTAAACGCAGGACATACACTTTCAGGAGCAGGAAGTGGAACAATTGGAGTTATTTCAGAGAGTACAGAAACAAGACGCGTCTGCAACAGATTGACAGAGCTTCTTACAACAGCGGGGGTGCAGGTGGTACCATGCACAGTAGATTCCGCACCAACACAGGCAGCATATTTACAGAAAGTAGTAGCAATGGCAAATGCAACTGACCTTGATTATTTTATCAGTGTTCACTTCAACAATGATGCTGCAAGAGCAGGACACGGAGTAGAGGCGTATACATACGAGGGCAGACAGTATCCGGATGCTGTAGAGGTATGTGAACACATTGCAGCACTTGGATTTATTAACCGTGGAGTAAAGGCCGGAAGTGGATTATATGTTATCCGTAAAACAAAGGCAAAGGCAATGCTTATTGAGGTTTGCTTTGTGAATAATCCGGATGCAGCACTGTATGAACAGAAGTTTGAAGAGGTATGCAGAGCAATCGCATACGCTTTATCTGATTATGTAGCGGCTGAATCGAAGCCAGTTGCACCGGTGGAACTACCGGAGAAGAAAAAGTATGTGAAAGTGCTGGTGGATAATTTGGCGGTCAGAAAAACATTAAGCTGGGATAGTAGTGCTGTTTCTGGAAGAGTGGCAAAGAATGAAGTCTTTACAATCGCAGAAGGACCTATTAAAGTAGGTGGAGGCAGCATGTATAAGCTTATTTCCGGGTTATACATAACTGCAGCAAGTAAGTATGTATCAGTCTATGAAAAGTAGAGAGTTGAACTCATCCGGAAGTGGTTGAATCAGCAGCAGAAATATTATAGCCGGCACAAAAGGTGCCGGCTTTTTTCTTTGGAAGAAAATGACTTCATATTTGCTCTTTACAAAACGTATGTTCGAATATATAATAAAGGAACAAGAGAGAAAAGGGAAGTGAAATACATTGAAGAGTATTCTTAGAGCTAGTATCCCAGTGCAAATGATTTCGTGTACGGATACAGATGGAAAAGTTACACCAATGCGGTTCCGGTTTAAGGACATAGATGGCAGTATAGTATCTGTCACGATAGATAAAATTTTAAAAAGAGAAAATTTGACAAGGCTTATTGGAATTAAGTACCAATGTACAGCTATTATATATGGTATGGAGAAAGGCTTTACGCTTCAATACAATTATTCCATGCATGAGTGGAAAATGATTGAAATAAGTCAGCAGGAAGTCTAATATTATTTTTTTCAAATTCATACATACTACTTACATATACACAAATGGTGGAGGTAGTAGTATGGCAAAAATGAAATTGTGGAATATTCGAAGTGAACGAAATATTACCATTAGAGAACTGGCAAATTTATCTGGAATTAGTAAATCTGAAATCAACAATATTGAAAATGAAAGATATTCGCCAAGGCTCTCTCAGCTTGAAAAACTTGCTGCAGCATTGGACATGGGAATCGTGGATTTATTCGATTCGGAGTATAAATATGCGCCTAAATAAAGAGTCTTGTCCACAACCGTGGACAAATTAGCAAAAGTAAAGACAAATAATGGAAAATATAATATAATGATCATATGTAGTAACAGGGGAGAAAGCGGAAAAATTATTTAGCTTAATAGCTTTTTCTTTAAAAAAATAAAAAAATGGTCGAAATAGGGGAGAAAAAACTTTTTTTATTTTATACAATGATTACGTCACCGATGAAATCGCAAATATACAGCAGGAGAGGGAGATTTTTATGAATTCTAAAGAGAATATTGTGAAAGAAGAAAACAGTTATATGCAAATGTCAAACGAAGAGTATCGAAAAGAGATTATTTCTATTTTCACTAAAATGAATAGAAATGATAGATTACGCTTTTGGTATAGATACATAAGTGCAATGGAAAAGGGAGAGGATTAATCCTCTCCTTGCTGTTTTTTTGAAGATAAAAAATCTATCATATCATCTACTGATTTTCTTTTATCCTTGTCTAAAGTGATATATTTCTTCATTTGTAATAAAATTTCTTGGTTTTTGGAAATATATATCAACAAATCTGCATTTTCATCCGAATATAGAGAACCTACATTCGGCTCTTTCCCAGTCATAAGATAATCAAGACTTACTCCAAAATAATCAGCAATTTTCATTAGCTTGTCTTGTTTTGGGGTACTTTTCCCATTTTTCCAATCAGACAAGGTCATATTCGATATTCCTGTGGCCCTAGAAACATCGGCATTTTTTATCCCTTTTTCGTCAAGCAGCTTTTGATATATTTCGTACATAATTTCCTTTCTTGAAAAAATATTAAAGAAAACCGTAAAAATATACTTGACATTTAAAGAAAAGTATAATAAACTAACCTTAGATTAAGGAAAACCTTAATAAAAGGAATGATTCTTTAATATTTCTTTTATAATTCTTTCTACCAAAGAGAATTATAACGGATTTCCTTAATAATTTCAATATAAAGTTAGGATATTTTGTAAAAAGAAAAGACCTTGCGAGGTTACTTTACCCGGTTGAACAGGTACTCACAAAGCCTTTCTCCAAAATTTGTTTACCTACACGCGTTGCAATACGTCACAACCCAAGGTCGCGTTTGGTACGCACTTCCCTGTGCAAGACGCTTGTTTCTGACGGCGAATTGTTGTGTGCTTCTCTGCACTTCGAACAGAGATTGTGAAGCATACCAAGAAGTAACACACGGCTTCTATGGCGCGCAACTCACTTCAGCGGTTTTTGTTCCGCTTTGAGATCAGCCTTACGCATCGTAATTATGTAGGAACAGGGCAGTTTCAATATTGCTTTCAAGCGGCAACACCTACTTTCTACCTTTAATAAGGCTAAGATAATTATACAGAATATCCTAACTGATTTCAAGGAAAGGAGAGATTGAATGTATCAGAAATTTGAGCAACTCGTGAAAGCAAGAGGAATTACTGCATATAGGGTTGCGAAAGACATCGGGCTTGCCCCAACAGTGTTTTCTGATTGGAAGTCTGGTAAGAGCAAACCCAAAGTAGACAAGCTGAAAAAAATCGCAGATTACTTCGGTGTAACTATTGAGTACTTTTTGGAGTAAAAAATGGAATTTTTAATCTATGACAAAATCAAAGAAATTTGCAAAGAAAAAGGTATAAGCGTTACTTCTGTAGAAAGAAAAGCAAAGTTGGCAAATGGAGCTATTTCGAAATGGAATAATTCAATGCCAAGAGTTGATAAGCTTGTAGCTGCTGCAGATGTTCTAGGAGTGACGATTGACGAAATTTTAAGAAAGGAGATTCATGAACGGAATACAGATTTTTAACAATGAAGAGTTCGGAGAAATTCGAACAGCGGTGGTAAATGATGAACCAATGTTTTGTCTGTCAGACATTTGTAAGGCATTGGAAATGAGTAATCCGACAATGGTTGCGCAGAGATTAGATGAGGATGAACGCACTAAGTTAGACTTAGGGCGTGCGGGAGAAACAAATTTCGTTACCGAGAGCGGATTATATGCAGTTATTCTTCGGAGCGACAAGCCGAACGCAAAGAAATTTCGCAAATGGGTAACATCAGAAGTGCTTCCATCAATCAGAAAGACAGGAAGTTACACAAAGCCTATGACCACAGCAGAAAAGATTCAGTTGCTTGCGCAGGGCAATGAAGAATTGAATGAGCGTGTTGATAAGGTTGAGGATAAAGTTGACCGACTTGAAAATGATGCACCGTTGTATGGTTGTGAGATTGATGAAATCCAGAAACATGTTAGACGAAAAGGTGTTGACATTCTTGGGGGAAAGCAGAGCGAAGCGTATAAAGATAGAAGCATCAGAAGTTCGGTGTATTCAGATATTTACAGTCAGCTTAAGCGTGAATACGGATGCGTAGCTTCATATAAGAGTATTAAGCGTAAGTACATAGCAGATGCACATGAATTTATTGATTGCTATATTGCACCGGTGTTCTTGCAGGAACAGATTTCATGTGCAAATGCGTATGTAGGCTTTTAGGAGGCGAAAGCAAATGAAAATCAAGAGAATTACTTATGTAATCGAATCAGTAGGAATGGCAATTCTTTTCACAAGCATGAGTTGCGATATTACCGAAAATCCGATAGTAGCCATTCCATTTATTTTTGGATTATTAATTTTAGCATTAGGTGCAGTGCTGGAAAGGAGTTTTAAAGATGCAGAGAAAATCATTGAGAAAAATAGTCGCACTTATCGTTGCAGTAGTGACAATGACATTGTCTGGCTCGATTTTGAAGATAGAAGCGGAACCGGCAGACACATGGATATGTGATGAGTTTCTTCCTTATATTAATGCAATCTCAAATCAGTATCATCTTTGCCCGGAAATGGTAATAGCAATCATTGAACATGAAAGTAGTGGACAGGCTAATGTATCAAACAGTAATTGCAAAGGTTTGATGCAGATTTATGAGAAGTATCACATGGACCGTATGAAGAAACTTGGCGTAACAGATTTATATGATCCATACAGCAATATACTTGTGGGGTGTGATTATCTGGCAGAGTTATTTAGTGAATATGAGGACATGGGAACGGTTCTTATGGTATACAATGGCACCAAAAATGCGGTAAGCCGTGGAGATGCTGCAGATTATACAACATATGCATTGGGGATAATGGAAAGGACGTATGAACTTGAAGAAATACATGGGAAACACCAAATCAGTCAAACGTCAGTTGGCTAATGAATATATCAAAGAAATATACAAAAAGAGAAAAGGAATCCCACAACCGACCAAAGCAGAGGATTCCCAATCAAAGCAATAGCATAAGCTATTTGCGCCTATTTTAACATACTTAAAGGAGAATTTCAAACATGGACAAACTTTTAGAGAATAATAATGTAGAACTTGTAGGCGAAATTGTGTCTGATTTCAGATTTAGCCATGAGGTATATGGCGAAAGATTTTACTTTGTGGATGTAGCGGTAAAACGGATGAGCGAAACAATTGATTACTTACCACTTTTGATTTCGGAATATTTGATTGATGTAAATACAAATCATATTGGTGAAATCATTCATGTGACCGGACAGTTCCGTTCCTATAACAGACATGAGGAACTTAAGAACCGGCTGGTTCTCTCCGTATTCGTTCAGGAGATTGAGTTTATTGAAGAAGAGACAGAGGAGATGAAGAGCAATCAGATTATTCTGGATGGCTACATCTGTAAGGACCCGATTTATCGTAAGACTCCTCTTGGAAGAGAGATTGCAGACTTGCTGGTGGCAGTAAACCGTTCCTATAGCAAATCTGATTACATTCCTTGTATCTGCTGGAGTAGAAATGCACGTCATGCATCTGGACTTCCGCTTGGAACACATTTAAAAATTACTGGACGCATCCAGAGTCGGGATTATATCAAGCATCATTCGAATGGTGAGGAAGAAGAAAGAAGAGCATATGAGATTTCAGCATCAAGAATTGAGGTGATTTCTGATGAGAAATAGAGCAATTAATGCATTGATTGAGATGGGAATGTCGGCTAGCTTGAAAGGATTTTATTATATTGCAGACGTCATGGAATTATATCATGAAAGAAAAAACGATTATATGAATATGACCGCAACATACAATCAGATAGCCGAAAAATATGGTATTACTTGGCATTGTGTTGAAAAGTCAATTCGTAATGCTTTTAACACATTAATAAAAAGAGGAAATAGAACGGCAATAGAAAAGTATTTATCATATGACAACACCACAAACAAAAATTTATTACGCTTATTTCATTTAAGACTGGAACAGGAAGTGGAGGAATAAAATTATGCGAATCATTTTAAAATCATTACACATTGAGAATTTTAAAGGAATTAAAAGTCTTGAAGTGAATTTTTCAAATAAAACAAGTATTAAGGGGCAGAATGCAGCCGGAAAGACCACAATCTTCGATGCATTCACATGGCTTCTGTTTAATAAGAACAGTGCCGGAGAGGAAAAGTTCAATATTCGACCGCTGGATAAAGACGGAAATCGCATTGATAACGTAGAAATCAAGGTTGAAGGTGTATTGGACGTGGAAGGCAAGGAAGTAATGCTTTCTAAGGTGCAGAAGCAGAACTGGGTTAAGAAGCGTGGAACCAACACCGTGACTTTGCAGGGAAACCCAAATTCATATGAGATTGATGGTTATCCGAAAAGTGAAGCTGATTTCAATGCATATGTTTCCGAACTGGCACAGAGCGAAGATATGTTCAGGTTACTGACCAATCCACAGTATTTCTCTTCTTTGAGATGGAAGGAGCAGAGAGATATTTTAATGAAACTTACAACAGAGGTCTCAGATGTGGAACTGGCACAGACAGATTCACAGTATGCTCCATTGCTTAGTGAATTGGAAAAAGCACCATCCACAGACGATATTCGTGCTAAGTTTTCCAAATCACTTACAGAATGGAAGAAAAAGCAGGCTGAAATTCCGGTCCGCATTGATGAAGCAGAGAAATCCAAGGTTGATGTGGATACTGCAGAGCAGGAGTTATTAAAGACTGATTTGGAACGGCAGATTAAAGAAATTGAGTTACAGATGAAATCTTCATCCAAGGTGATTGATGATTTAGAGCAGCAGAAATTCGAATTACGGTTTGAAATTAATGATTGCAAACGAAAGGCAAATGAATCACTTATCAAAGAGCGGCGGTCGTTGGATGACAGAAAGGATGAAGCAACAATAAAATTCAATGATTTACATAAACAGATTATAAAACTGGAAAGTGAAATTGTTGAAAAGAAAAAGAGAATTCATGCATTAGAAAGCGAAAAAGCTGAACTTGGAAAGCAGTATATGAGTGAAAAGGAAAAGGCTTTTGATGAATCACCGTACCTGTTTGATGAATTTAAGTGGAAATTTGATGAATCAACTACAGTCTGTTCATTATGTGGTCAGAGATTGCCAGAAGATAAAATTGAGCAGTTAAAGACTGATTTTGAAGAGAAAAAAGCAAAAGCAAAAGAAGAAGCTGCAGAACGCTTAAAAACAATAAGAGAATCATTTAACAATCAAAAGGTTGCAGAATTGAACCGGATTGCTTCTCTTGGTACTGATAAGAAATCAGAAATTGAAATAATGAAATCTGATATTGAAGATGCAGAAAAGAAACTTCCAGAACTTCGTGAGCAGGAAACGGAACAGATGAAAATTAAAAATGAATGTATAAAAAAACTGTCAGAGTTGCCGGAAGAAGCTGATTTGAACACCAGTGAGGACTACAAAGCATTGATGAAGAAAGATACTGATTTGCAGTCAAAGATTAATTCTGCTAGAGCAAACAGCATTGATACATCGGAATTAGAATCGAAAAAATTAGAATTGGAAGCTGCATTAGAAGATGCAAAAACAATCATTGTACAGGCTACCAAGAATGTTGAAATTGATGAGCGCATTGCGGAACTGCAGACAGAACAGAAAGAAATCGGACAGAAAGTTGCAGACCAGGAACAGATGCTTTACCTCTTGGAAGAATTTATCCGTTTCAAATTGGATAAGATTTCAGATTCTATCAACAGCCATTTCAAGACGGTTAATTTCAAACTTTTTGAAATGCAGTTAAATGGCGGCATGAAAGATTACTGCGAGTGTACTGTAAATGGCGTTCCGTATTCAACTTTAAACAGCGGTCACAGAATCGTAGCCGGACTTGATATTATCCGCTCGTTAAGCGAATTGTACGGTGTGAGCGCGCCGATTTTCGTAGATAACGCCGAATCGTTGAATGAGTTCAATGTGCCGGTTATGGATGCACAGTTAATTCTTTTGAGCGTTTCAGAGGACAAGCAGTTGAAAGTCGAGGGGGCGTAAATGTCAAGAGTAGGAATTGGAAACAACGTCACACAGCCGGATGCACGGTGTATGTCATGCAAGCGTTGGAAGAGCGCAAGTAAGAAAGGATTCATGGATTTTGTGGAATCCGGACATTGTTCTCTTCCATATTGTGAGAAAGATATGAGAAATAAAGGAAAGAGAGAAAAAATAAATGGCTAATATGATGAGTTTGAACATTAGTGATGAAATTATTAAAGCGGCAGTTAGAGAAGAAGTAAATGCAGGAATTGTAAAAGCATTGGGAAATCCGGAAATTGTAGTTCGTGATGCTATTCATGAGATGACAGATAAGTATGTGGACAGCAAGGGCGAGTTCGTGAAAAAGGATTCTTGGCGTTCAATCCCATACTTTGATTGGCTTGCAAAAAATACTATTGAAAAAACAGTAAAAGAGGAAATTGAAAAGTACATCAATGAGAACAGAGAGGAATTTGCAAAAGAAATCAGAAAACAGTTACAGAGTACAAATTTTAAAGAAAATGTTGCGGCATCATTTTTGAAAACACTTTCTGGCATTGCAGAATCATCTTGGAAGATGCCAATACGTGTTTCCTTTGAGAAGCCAGAGGACTAATTGGTGGAGGAATCAGAATGAATTATATTAAAGCAAAATTCCCAAACAGCACCAGAAGCTATACATACTACACCGAGGATTCCGTAAAAGCCGGTGACACGGTGGTAAATGCCAAAGGTGCAAAGCTGACAGTTACAGATGAAACCGTGGATATGAAGTGGGTGGAAACCTACGGCGCTGATAAGGTGGCGATTGTGAAGAAATTTGAAGAAAGCGAGGAAAAGTAATTATGGCAGAAACAAAGAAACAGGAAGTTGCAGTTAAGCAGGAAATGAATACAAGACTTTCATTTTATGCAAATCAGTATACCGGACTTATGGAGCGTGATTTCGCAGAACATGGACTTGCCTTTGATGATTATTCCAAACAGTGCGTTATGGCATCTATGAGTGCTATTTACAACCTTGTTACATCGAATAAGGCGGCTATGGAAAATCTGAATGGTTCTAATTTGAGACAGGTTATCGGGCAGGTTTCTAGTCTTAAACTTAATGCAAATGCCGTTCCGAGAGAGTGCTATTTTCAGTTAAGAAATAAGCAGGATGCTAATGGAAATTGGTATAAAGAGGTTGAAATGGGTATTGAGGGAGACGGAAACGATGCACTTCTCCGTAATTTCGGTGTTGGTGTTAAAAAGGTTTATCCGGTATGGCTTGTGAAAGAAGGAGATGAATTTACATACCCGAAACATAAAGGTGTCGAGATTACTCCGCCAGAATGGGAAGAAAAAGGATTGTCGCAGAAAGTAATACGTGTCGTTTATCCGGTTGAGATGGACGGGGGAAAGATTGAATACATGATTGCGGAACGTGAAGGCGTGAAAGGAAATCTTTTGGCTCATGTACGCAACAATCTTTTGAATGAAACATTCGGCATCTGTGAGAATAAGCGCAAGGCGACCGATAAACAGAAAGCAGAAATTAAGTCTAAGAAAGATGAAATTATAAAGGCTCTTCTTGAATGCAAAACATTGGAAGATATGCTTGCTTGTGAAGTGGCAAGACCTTATATGAGTGCGGCGTGGAAAGAAACTTCCGAAGCTATGATTGTCCGCAAGATGCGTAATAATGCAATCAAGAAGCATCCGAAAGACCTTAACGCTATGGCTACACAGTCACTTATGCAGATGGATGAAACTTATCAGCAGACGCAGGAAGAAATTGCCGAGAACGCCAATTCAGAGGATTTTGTTGTAGATGCGGAAGCAAAAGAAGTTGAAAGCGCAGCAGTCGAAGCGGAAGTTGTTGAATCGGCAGAGAATGACGAGAATTTGCCGGACTTTATGAAAGATTAGGAGGCTGCCATGAGAGTTATATCACAGGATGGCACAATTGATGTGCCTTATGAAATCAGTTCTTTTTCTATGGCAGTTGGGGAATATGACGGTGTTGAGCATGCGGCTATTTATTGCTATAACAGCTCTATGACGGCAGCAAAAATGGCTGAATACAATTCGGAAGAAAAAGCCAAGAAAGCTATGGAATTGCTTAGAACTGCATATACAGGTCGATTTATCACCAATGCAGAGGTATCGCAGGATTTTGAAAAAGAAATGAAAGAACTTATGAAAGGCGGTTTCGGAACTGTTATGGTAAGAGATTCTGGCAATCGTGTGGAGTTTAATAATTTGAATGGATATTTTCAGTTCCCGGCAGAGGAAGAATTGGAGTAGTCTATGGAAGTTTCATCTTATTTAGAGTTCGTGCAGAAAGGCATGGAAGATAATATTTACAATTTCTGCAAAGACGGAAAATGTAGCCAATGCGGTAACTGCTGTTCCAACCTCTTACCTATGAGTAGAAAGGAAGTAGATGCCATTCACAGATATATCCGCAAGAACCATATCAAAAAGTGTAAACACCTGCTTCCTACTGCGAATAGACCATATGATATGACTTGTCCTTTTCTTGACACAGACAAGGGTTGCGAGAAATGCAGAATCTATCCGGTTCGACCGGAAATCTGCAAGCAGTTTATCTGTGACAATGGACAGAGGGCAAAGCATAATCGGGCATTGTTGGGGCAGACGAGATAGATTGTTGATGTAAGGAGTGAGTTCTTTTCATGAATTACTACTGGGTACGCATTTATGATTACAAAACAGATGAAGAACTTAAAGAATATACAGACATAGATGTGTGGGAAGCACGCAGGGGAACTCTCCTTGATGAATACTATTTGTGCGGAGAGGGCATGTCCCGAGAAGAGGCAAAGAATAAAATCAAGGAGAAAAGCGGAGTTTCAAAGTTTGCAAAGCCGCGGAAGAATAGTGGTATATACGCTATTGTTATGGATAGCAACCAATTCTTTTATGACAGGTTCAATGTGGAAATTGACACCATTTGTTTTAACTGTCATAAGCCTATTAAGGGCAAGTTGAAAGATTTCCCTTATATGGTAACGGAAAATGGAGAAAGATATTGCTTCTGCTCGTATAGTTGTAAATCGAAAACAAGTAGCAAAATCAATCCGTATTATGAGGGGGAATTTCAAAGTCGAGAGGGATATGAAAGCAATGGTGGTGTATATGGTTACATTTACCATATCTACAACAGAAAGACCAATATGCACTACATAGGGCAAACAGTATATATGCCGTTCTTCCGGTGGCAGGAACACGTTAAAAGTGGTTTGAAAGGCGATATAACAGACCTCGTATTTGAAACTGTAACAGAGGTTCGTGTTAAGTCACAGGAGTATCTGAACAACATTGAAGCATGGTGGATTCGGAAATACATTGATGAATATGGAAGAAATCATGTTATGAACATTACAGTTCCAAAGATAACTCTTGAAGATTTAGCAGTGGAGTATTCAAAGATTGTTTCGGGGCAGCTAAGTCTTGAAAGAGAGGTGACACAAAATTGAAACTTAAAGTCTTAGGTTCCGGCTCATCCGGTAACTGCTACATCTTGGAGAATGACAACGAAGCCTTAATAATCGAAGCAGGGTTGCCATTCATGGAAGTCAAGAAAGCGTTGAATTTCAATGTGATGAAGATTAAGGCGGTACTTATCACGCATCTTCATTCAGACCACCATTTTTACTGGTTTCAGTATGCGAGGGCAGGCATTCCGGTATTTGAGCCATTCAGATTGGATGGAAGCAATCTTGAATTTGACAACTCACAATTCAGAGTGATGGCTTTTGATAACCGGGATAAGTCCGGTAGATGGCTACATAACAACTCTGATGGTTCAGAGTGCCCGTGCTACGGATTTCATATCACACACCCGGAAATAGGAAGTTTGGTATATGCCACAGACACCGAATATGTCCGGTGGCGGTTCAAAGCCGTAAATCACATTCTTTGTGAAGCAAACTACGATATGCAGTTTGTAGACCGGGACGAACCGAACTACGAACACCGCCTACGAGGTCACATGAGCCTTGATACGGCACTAAAATTTATTTCTACTAACGATAACCCGGCATTGAGAAATGTCGTTCTAATTCACTTATCAGATAAAAGCGGAGATCCCGCACTTTTCAAACAAAAGACAGAAGAAACAATTAAATATGGAGCAGATGTTTATGTAGCGGAAAAAGGGATGGAAGTTGATATGAACCTTTGTCCGTTCTGAAAGGAGAATCATGGAAAAATTCTATATAGTGTCCAATGAACAGTTCCTGAAAGAAATTAGTGATTTCAGAATCCATTCAGAGGAAAGACGAAAATTAGCAAAAGAGTTCTTTGAGAGGAAGAAAATTTTAGGTCAATCCTATGATATTTGTGGTGATGGTTCAGTTAATAAACCTTTCCATGAATCTGAAAAGAGCCGTATCCGCTTATATATTGAGGATTGCAAGGAAAACAATGAAAAATTTGGCAAAGAACTATTGAAGCCAGTTAAATTATTTTGCGATTCAGACGTTAAAATGCGCAAATTCAGAGCCAATAGCAAGACATTAAAAGAGTTTCAGAACTTATGTATTGAGAGAAACATTGTAATCAATAATCATCCGATTTGTGAGGGAGATTATTTCGAAGAATTACATATAGGTGGCTATGATGTTTTGAGATTCGAGTATGATGGCAAGATGTATCTGAGAATGAATACTTCAAGAAGTAGTATTACACCTGAATATGATGGTTTTGAGGAGATTAAGGGTAGTGAGTTCTATAAGGCACTTGAAGAGCTTAAGAAAGGAGAAGAAGCAAATGAATAAAGTGATTTTAATGGGAAGATTAACCAGAGATCCAGACATCAGATATTCGCAGGGAGAAAAAGCTACTGCAATCGCAAGATTCTCCCTTGCAGTAGACCGAAGATTCAAGCAAGAGGGACAGCCTAGCGCAGACTTCATTAACTGCCTTGCGCTTGGGAAAAATGGAGAATTTGCAGAGAAATATCTGCGTAAGGGAACGAAGGTTGTTGTTGTTGGTAGCTGGCAGACCGGCAGCTATACAAACAAGGATGGAAATAAGGTGTATACCAATGATTGTCTTGTTGAAAGCTGCGAATTTGCAGAGAGCAAAGCAGCTTCACAGAACAACCAGTCTGTAGATAGACCGGAACCTGCACCGGATGGCGATGGATTTATGAATATCCCTGACGGAATTGATGAGGAATTACCATTCAATTAAGTATGATTTGGCGGTTGCTTTGTGTGACCGCCTATCAATGAAAACTGTATGGTTGGTAAAAGTATCAACCAAAACAATAAAAATCCTAATTTAGCCATTCTGTAATGTCAGAAGGGTATTTGAGAGGAAGTGAATGTAACGATGATGTTGATTGAGGACAAAGGACAGAAAGAGGGACAGCATATTCTTAAGAACCGCTACTTTGACTGCCACGACATAGAGGTTTTGCGCGCGCCGCTTCCGGTTGGTGATTATGTGATTGCCACGGATAAGGTGCTGGATGTTATTAAGCGTAAGACTACAAGAAAGATGGAAGTTAAGAAAATGGATTTTCTTGGAAGTTATGATGTCTCTGTGGATACCAAAAAGGATATGCAGGAAATTGTAGGCAACATTTGTGGCAAGGCGCATCCAAGATTCCGTGATGAGTGTATTTTAGCGCAGAACAACGGCATTAAGCTATATGTGCTTGTGGAGAACACAGACGGCGTAAAGACTATTGATGACGTGTTTAAGTGGCAGAATCCAAGATTACATAGATACAATCGCATTGCTTATATGCATAGAGAGGGGAAATGGCTCAATATCTCTTTACCAAAGGCAGAACCGACTTCCGGTAAAACATTAGCAAAGGCTATGCTTACAATGCAGCTTAAGTATGGCGTAGAATTTGTATTTTGCCGACCAGAGAAAGCCGGAGAAAAGGTTGTTGAATTGCTCGGAGGTAGTGAGAATGGCAGAGAATAAGCGATACTACTGGCTTAAGCTGATGGATGATTTTTTTGACAGTAAACGAATCAAGAAACTCCGGAAGATGGCTGGTGGTGATACTTACACGATTATTTACCTTAAGATGCAGCTTCTATCACTGAAAAAGGGCGGCTACTTAGAGTATTCCGGTTTGGAAGATGAATTTTACAAAGAGATTGCCCTTGATATTGATGAGGATGAAATCAACGTACAAGTAACGATTCAGTATCTTTTATCATGTGGGTTACTGGAAACATCTGATTCTATTGAGTACAAGTTGCCTTTTGTGCAGGATAACCTAGGAAGTGAGACCGCAAGCACTCGTAGAAGTCGGAAATCTAGGGAAAATGCACAAAAAATGTTGCAATGCAACAAACTGCAACAAAATTGCAATGTAGAGATAGATATAGAGAAAGATATAGATACAGATATAGAGAAAGAAAATATAAAAGAAAGCACATATTCTTTTGATGGTGAAAAGGCATGGAATGACACTTTCAATTTGTACCCAAAAAAAAGTTGTGCAGTGTTGGCCAGACAGTATTGGCTTAGAAAATTAAGCAACGTGCTTGAAGAAAATCAGAAAGAAGTAGCGGAACTGATATATAAAGCTACTAAATTATATCTGGAAGATTACACGGAGCGGAATCCGGAAGATACTCGATTCAGATTCCTTCCAAAGTATAATGATTGGTTGATAAATGAATGTGACTATTGGGTTTCTATAGTGGAGAAAAGGCAGCGAGGTGATGATAGTTGACCGAAGCAGAAATGGGTGTGATTGGAAGCATACTGATTGATAACGATTCACTTTCACAGATTTATTCAAATTTAAGACCAGATATGTTTGGATCTGAATTTTGTCAGGATGCATATAAACAGATACTTGCACTTTATGACCGGGGCGAAAATATAAATCTTATGTCACTGTCGCAGGCAATGGAAAATCACAAGTGGTCTTCGGAGCAGGTGTCAGCAGAATTAAAGGAATGTGTGTTATTAACACCAACATCAGTATCAATTAAAAGTTATGCGATAACTATTTCAAAGGATTATAAGACTAGAACGGCAAAAGAGTTGTTTCAGAGAGTGAGCCTTATGCCATGTGATATAGAAAATACAATTGCGGAAGTTTTAATAACGCTTGAAAAGCTACAGGAGAATGAAACTCTGAAAGCCAAATCATTAAAGCAGATTGTCCAGGAATGCAAAGAGAATTATTTCAATGAACATGTAGGCGAGAAACTGCTAAAAACCGGATTTTATAAATTAGATGATTGCCTTGGTGGTCTTGAGGGTGGAGATGTAACGGTAATTGGTGCGAGACCTAGTGTTGGAAAATCTGCTTTTGTAACACAAGTGATTGGACAGATGGCAAAAAAAGGTTATAAAATTGGTTATTTCAACCTTGAAATGAATGAAAGCCAGGTATACGAGCGTTTTGTTTCAAGGCTGTCCGAAATAAGTTTGACGCGTGTTCGAAGGGCAAAATCCTTTCTTGGTGGTGAAAAGGAATCTTTTGATAAAGCCAATAAAGAAATGGCAAACTACAATGTTCTGATTTCAACCGGTTCCAAAACCGTGGGAGAAATTAGAGCAGAAAGTCGGCATCAACAATTCGAGGTAATTATTATTGACTATTTACAGCTTATAAAAGCCGATAGGAGATATTCGAATAGAGCATCAGAGGTTGGAGATATTTCTAAGGCAGTTAAAGCTTTGGCAATGGAATTGCATATACCAATTGTTCTTCTGTCACAGTTGAATCGAACATCTGAAATAAGAGATACGAAAGAACCTACCATGTCAGAACTTAGAGAATCCGGAGATATTGAGCAGGACGCATCGAATATTATTCTTTTGTGGAACGTATCGGAGGAAGATAAGAAATATAAAGGCTTGAAAGTGGAGAAGCAGCGGCAAGGTGAAAACATGAAAGAGGGACTTAAATTCGATGGAGAGCATATGAGATTCGAAGAACGCATGGAAGATTTCGATAAATTTCTGCTACATGTAAAGAATTCTGAACGAAATAAGCAGGAATTCATGGACGCAGCGGATACTCCATTTGATAGTTGGGGCGGTTGATTATGGCAAGTAAAAAGTTTGAAAAAGGTTCTGAGGAATGGCAATTTTTTAATGACTATTATAAATTCCGACAGCGGTTTTATGAAGCTGATAACGAAGATGCTTTCTTTGAAGAAATGACAAAACAGGCAAATAAACTTTATGAGAAATACAAAAAGACTGAAATTGCAGAATATGCTAAAAAGCTGATAATGGCACATTTAGATGATGTAGACAGAAGATACAGAAAGGGGGACTGATAGAATGGCAAAGTGTTATTATAACGTTTTCAAGAATGGCGAGCTGGTCATGGAGAAAGTCACCAGTAAGGAAATCTGTAATCAGCTTGGATTCAGAAAGCAAAATTTAACAGAATACATTCGCCGGCAACTGAAATACAAAGGCATTTATACATTCGAAAGATACGGAGAAGCAGAGAAATACAGCTATTACGACAAATCATTATCGAGATTCACCCCTCAGATGCTTCAGGAATGGCGGACAATGAATGCCCGGTATGGAAAGAAGGTTGGCAATGTGTAAATACGATAAAGGTAAAAAATGTGATAGAGGATGCAGGTACTGGAATACCTGTGCTGGAAGAAAAATGAGAAAGGTGGTGGTGTAGATGCGGAAACAGATTCCTAAATCCGTTAGAAAACAGGTGTATGCAAAATACAATGGGCATTGCGCTTATTGTGGCTGTGAAATACCGGAGAAAGGCTTTAATGTAGACCATTTACATTGTCTTAAACATTATGAATATACCGAAGAATTTACCGGAATAGATGTGCATGATATTAAGAACCTCATGCCATCCTGCGGTTCATGCAATCGTTATAAAGCAACAATGGAACTGGAAGACTTTCGAAAGCAGTTGCAGAAGATACCAGACCGGCTGAAAAGAGATGTGTGTACATACAATATAGCCTTGCGGTATGGCATGGTACAGGAAAATAGAGAACCTATAAAGTTCTATTTTGAGAAAGTGGGTGAAGCGGATGCCAATTAAACCTGAAAATAAGAAAAGATATCCGGCAAACTGGAAGGAAATCCGAAAAGACATTCTCAAGCGTGCAGATAATAAATGTGAGTTTTGCGGAATTGAAAATTATGCTATCCGCGAAAACGGCTCAAAAGTTGTCCTGACAATAGCGCATTTAGACCATATACCGGAAAATTGCGATTACAGTAATCTTAGAGCGTTATGCCAGAGATGCCATAACAGATATGATGCAAAGCACAGGGCGAAAACGAGAAGAAAGGCAGGTGTGATAGATGGCAATTAAACCGATTTTATTCAACAAACAAATTAGTACCGAAATGGTTCGGGCAATTCTGGACGGGAGAAAGACCTGCACAAGACGGCTTGTAAAATTCTTGCCGGGAGAGAATTCGCAATGGACTGGATATATCAAAGACGGATTGATGTTGTACAACGGAAGGAATGAGCCTTGCATCAGAAAGGTGCCGTATCAGCCTGGAGATATCATGTATGTCCGGGAAACATGGCAATGTTGGAGAGCGCACCGATACGAAGCAACTGCTGACATAAGATTTAGGGCAGGCGGAGATGATGTGAGGTTGCAATTTGCAAATGGAAATACAGATTCCATAGACCGATTAGACTATGACACATTTGTGCATAAATGGTTCAGCCATAATGGCGAGTGGAAACCATCATTATTTATGCCAAAAGAAGCCGCGCGTATCTGGCTTAAGGTTACAGATGTGAGAGTAGAGCGGCTGCAGGAGATGAAGCCGGTTGATGTGATAAAAGAGGGAGCTTATCCTGATTGTTGGGATTGTCTTAATACATACGGAGAAAGCGGTTCGCAGTGCTGTTATGTGACAGAAGAACAATGCAGTCAATGTGATGAAGTGATGATGGAATGGGAAAAACTTTGGACCTCCACCATCAAGAAATCCGACATTGACCGCTACGGCTGGGATGCTAATCCGTGGGTGTGGGTTATCGAATTTGAACGGTGTGAGAAACCGGAAGGAGTGTGAGGTATGGCTAAAGCAATTTTGATTATGGATATGCCGGAATCGTGCAGTATGTGTAAATTCCTGTATGAGTTTCAAGGCATTAAGAAATGCCAGCTTATGAATGTACTCAATAATGGAGCCTCAAGGCTGTCACAGAATACTTTTACCGAGAAACGGCATGAAAAGTGCCCACTCCGGGAACTGCCGGAGAAAGAACATAACGACAACGGATATGATGAGTATTCGGATGGATATGATGCAGGTTGGAATGCCTGCTTGAATAAGATTTTAAAAACGGATGGAATGAGAAAGGAGTAATGACAGAAGCCTTGGTAGACCAAGGTTGACCGCTAACGGTGTGATTAATAGCGAGAACAAAAAGGATGAACAATGCGTTTGATTGAGTAGTGGGTTCGTAAAATATTCGGCGAAACTACAAGAAATCAGAGTGGTAAGCCAGATTCCTTTATCCACGGACACAGGATTATTTCTGTTAAGTGGTTGTCATGAAAAAATTAAAAGTATGTTGGGTAAGTGCAGGTATCAGTAGTTTTATGGCTGGATATTTAGCCGGTGATGTAGACGAATGGATTTACATAGACATAGCTGACCAACATCCGGATAGTATCAGATTCATTAAGGATTGCGAGAATGCAATCGGTAAAGAAATACAGATATTGAAATCGAAAGAATACCGGTGTGTGGAAGATTGTGTAAGAGCCTTTGGTGGATTCAGAAATCCGGCGAATGGATTTGCACCTTGCACGAACTGGTTGAAAAAGAGGGTGAGAAAAGAGTGGGAAGAACAGCATAAGGACTGTGAGTTGACTTACGTCTGGGGATTCGACCTTAAGGAAAGGGACAGAGCCGAGCGGACGATAGAAGCCAATCCGCAGGCTGCACATGAATTTCCACTCATAGAAAAGAATTTATCGAAAGAAGAGGTACATGGACTGTTTGAACGGACTTTTGCATTTGCCCGACCTTTGATGTATGACCTTGGATATCCAAATAACAATTGTATTGGATGCGTTAAAGGTGGTATGGGTTACTGGAATAGAATCAGAAAAGATTTTCCAGAAGTGTTCACTGGTCGGGCGAAGTTGGAAAGAGAAGTAGGACATTCTATGTTGAAAGACAAGAACGGTCCGGTATATCTGGATGAGTTAGAACCGAATAGGGGAGACATGAATACAGAAATTATGCCGGATTGCGGGATTATGTGTTACTTAAGTATGGAAGGAAGATAGCAGGCAGCAAAAAAATAAAAAAAGGGATACCAATCGCACATATTGTTATAAGAAAAAATAACAAAGGAGAGATGCAATATGTGGGAAAAGGTAGCTGAAATTTTACTGGATTACTTAATAAAAGGTTTTCTGAATGGAATTTTAAAATTTTTGAGAAAGAAAATTAAGAAAAAGAAAGGAGAGAATGAAAATAACATGAGGGTAGCGTTGATCGATGTTGATGGACATAATTTCCCAAGCCTGCCTCTTATGAAGTTGTCTGCTTGGCATAAGAAGAAAGGGGATGTGGTTGAGTGGTATGATCCACTGACCGCATGGCAAAATCCGCCGGATAAGGTATACATGAGTAAAGTGTTTACTTTTACACCGGATTATCCTCATCCGGTATGTGCCAGTGAAGTAGTAAACGGCGGAACCGGATACAATTATCCAGACGGTGGTGAACCTCTGCTGCCAGAGATCGAGCATTTCTATCCGGATTACAGTCTTTATCCGGATTTATGCAAGGATACAGCGTATGGCTTTCTGACAAGGGGATGCCCGCGCGGGTGCGATTTTTGTATCGTAGGGAAGAAAGAGGGCAGATGTTCCGTAAAGGTCGCAGATTTGTCGGAGTTTTGGAACGGTCAGAAAAATATAGTCCTGCTTGATCCGAATATGTTTGCATGCAGGGATTGGAAAGATTTAAGCCAACAGCTCATTGACAGTGGTGCGTGGGTAGATTTTTCACAAGGTTGCGATATTCGAATTATGACAGAGGAAAAAGTAGAATACATTCGGCAGATGAAAATTAAGCAGATACACTTTGCGTGGGACCGATATGAGGACATGGCAATTATTGTTCCAAAATTCAGGGCATTCAAAGAGATTACTGGATGGGACAAGCGTAAACTTCCGGTGTATGTATTAGTTAATTTCAATACAACTTTGGAACAAGACTTGGATAGAATTTATACGCTGCGAGAATTGGGATTTTGGCCATATGTAATGGTGTATGAAAAAGAAAAATTACCCACAGGACATGAATTAAGAAGATTACAAAGATGGGTGAACATGAGAGCCGTGTTTGAAGCAATTCCAAAATTTGAAGATTATGAGCCATAAGGCAGAAAGGAGCCGAACCTCCGGCCGGGGTAACGCTATAGCAGGTTCCTTTTTGAAAAATGACATACAAAGAATTTTTAGAATCGAAGATAGAGCTTGCAACAGAGAGTGGATTTGTTGTAGAGCCAGAAAAAGTAAATAAAATATTAAAGCCACATCAGAGAGATGCTGTTATATGGGCATTAAAAGGTGGCAGGCGTGCATTGTTTGAATCTTTTGGATTGGGAAAAACAGTGCAGGAAATTGAATTTTGCCATTTGGCAGCAGAGCAGTGTGGTGGAAGAGCATTGATTGTACTTCCGCTTGGAGTAAAGCAGGAGTTTACCAGAGATGCTGTAGATGTGCTTGGATATGAAAAGCCGGAATACTGCCGGACAATGGAAGAAGTAGAAAAAAGTACAAGTCAGATTGTGTTAACGAATTATGAAAGAGTTCGTGATGGAGACATCCGGCCAGAATATTTCTGTGCTACTTCTCTTGATGAAGCCAGTGTTTTAAGGAGTTTTGGAAGCAAGACTTATCAGACCTTTTTGGATAAATTTAAGAACGTGCCATATAAACTGGTGGCAACTGCCACACCGTCACCAAATAAATATAAAGAGTTAATACACTATGCAGGATATTTGGAAGTGATGGACACCGGGCAGGCATTAACAAGATTCTTTCAAAGAGACAGTACGAAAGCTAATAATTTGACGTTGTATCCGAATATGGAAGATGAATTCTGGATGTGGGTAAGCAGTTGGGCACTTTTTATCACGAAACCTTCAGATTTAAATCCGGATTATTCGGATGAAGGATATGATTTGCCGCCACTGGACGTAAAATGGCATGAATTACCTGTCCACTATGGAGATACAGCTGACAGAGATGGCCAGATACAGTTGTTTCAGGAAGCTGCAGAAGGATTAAAAGAAGCTGCAGCAGTAAAAAGGGACAGCATTGATAAGAGAGTTGCGGAAATGAAGCGGATTGTTGCAGAATCCCCGGAAGAGCATTTCCTTTTATGGCATGATTTGGAAAATGAGCGTCATGCAATTAAAAAGGCACTTCCGGAAGTGGTGGATATATATGGATCTATGGATTATGACTTAAGAGAAAAGAGAGTAATTGAATTTTCGGAAGGCAGGACAAAACTGTTTGCAACGAAAAAATCATTGTCCGGTTCTGGTTGTAATTTTCAGAGATATTGCCACCGGGAGATATTCCTTGGAATTGATTATGAATTCAATGATTTTATCCAGGCAGTACATAGATGCTATCGTTTTTTGCAGAAAGAACCAGTGGTGATTGACATCATCTATATGGAGAATGAGCGGCAGATAAAAGAAGCACTTCTGGAAAAGTGGAAAAATCATAATCACATGGTGGATAAGATGATAGAAATTGTAAAGAAATATGGATTAAACTCCGCAAATAAGGCGGAACGATTAGAGAGGAAGATGGGTGTGGAAGGAAGCAGAGAAGAAAGAACAGTAAAAGGAAATCATTATGAAGCTGTTTACGGTGACTGTGTAGAAGAGACAAAAGCAATGGAAAGTAATAGTGTTGACCTGATTCACACATCCATTCCATTCGGTAATCATTATGAGTATTCCGCAAACTATAATGATTTTGGTCATAACCAGAATACAGAACGATTTTTTGAGCAGATGTGTTATCTGACACCGGAGCTGCTTCGCGTTCTTAAGCCGGGAAGAGTGGCAGCAATCCATGTGAAAGACAGAGTTTTATTTGGAAATGCCACCGGTACCGGAATGCCGACTATAGAGCCATTCCATGCACTTTGCATTGAGCATTATATGAAATATGGCTTCCAGTATTTTGGAATGATTACGGTAGTAACGGATGTGGTCAGGGAGAATAACCAGACATACCGCCTTGGATGGACAGAGCAGTGTAAGGATGGTTCTAAGATGGGAGTTGGCTGCCCGGAATATATCCTGCTTTTCCGTAAGCTGCCTACTGACCGCTCGACAGCTTATGCGGATGTGCCAGTAAAGAAATCAAAAGAAGATTATACACGGGCACAGTGGCAGATAGATGCACATGGATATTGGAGAAGTTCCGGTAATCGTTTAGTAAGCAAAGAAGAATTGAAAGAGTTTCCGGTAGAGAGTCTACAGCAGGTATACAGAGATTATAGCCGTGGTACTGTTTACAATTATGCAGAGCATGTGAAACTTGCCGAGGATTTAGATGAAAATGGAAAGTTACCGGCAACTTTTATGGTGGTAGCTCCAGGCTCTTGGAATCAGTTGGAAGTATGGGATGATATTAACCGGATGCGGACTTTGAATACTACTCAGAGCCGGAGGAGGGCGCAGATGCATGTTTGCCCATTGCAGCTTGATATAGTGGAAAGAATCATCAATCGGTACAGCAACGAGGGTGATACAGTGTATGACCCATTTGGTGGACTGATGACAGTGCCAATGACAGCGGTCAAGATGCACCGGTACGGAAAAGGATGCGAACTTAATCCTGATTACTTCCGTGATGGCGTGGGGTACCTGCAGGCGGCGGAAAATGAGGTGGACGAGCCGACATTGTTCGATTTTTTGAAAAGTTAGTTTGCTAATTTCCATATAATAATTTTCAAAGATGTTGAGTAAAAGGAACGTCAGAAAATTATCAAAATGGTGATCTAACGCTGTGAAGAGAGCATAAAGAATTAGTGTAAAAAATGATAACATATTTTCTTCCTCCTTTGAAATTCTGGACAATGAAAATATGTAGGATTTTGAAAAAAACAAAGTTCAAATTACAAACAAAAGTAACGAGGTTATATGTATTGTTTAGGAGAGAAAAATGGCAAGAGATAAATTAGAAGAAGCAAGACGAGAGGGAATGGCTTATGCCTTAAAAATAGCCAAAACCAAAGGAATTGAAGGACTGGAAGAGGAATGCAAATTCAGAGGGGCAACGAAAATGCCCCTGGCACTTCCGAAGAATGCGATAGATGAATGTGTGCTGAAAATCAAAGAGAATACCATTGATACAATAACAATTCTGTCAGCAATTACACTTCGTGACCAGTTCGGATTTGGAGCAGAAAGAATTAAAAGATACATAGAGCGGTTCAATAGCAAGGCAGAGTGTCTTATGGATGATTACACAACTTGGGATGAGCAGATAGAAATACTCAAGGAAGAGTGTGGTCTGGAATTCAAAATCAGAAAAAATGATAAGGATGTGAAAGTGAGGTAGAAGATATGAAAAACGGAATACATCCAGAAGGATATGCAGTAACAAGAAAAAAGACCAATGCAGACCGGATCAGAAGCATGACGGATGAGGAACTTTTAGATTTCCTTTGCTCAATCGAAACATATGAGCATGGTAGTGTAATGACCATTGAGGGCGGCGTAGCAATGTGTTCTGTTACAGAGGTGAAACAATGGCTTAAGGCAGAAAGTGAGGAATAGTATGGAGAGATTAACGACAAATAAAAGCGTGGCTGATATGTCTATGATCGAGCTGGCACATAATAGCTGCTATGCAGATGATGAGCGCAATGCCAGATACAGAGATTATAATCTGGATGTTGATAGTAGGTGGCTTGTAAGAAATCTTGCCAAAGATATTTGCGGTGAAGATTTTAAGGACTTATCAGATGAAGAAGTTGACGAATATATGGCTTCCATGCTGTCGGTAGGAATAGACAGCACAATAGGACTTTTAGCATTGTTCTATCGCAATTTATGGGCTATGGCTGATTTGAGAGAAAAATTGAAATATTATGAGGATGCCGAGGAGCAGGGATTACTACTGCGGTTGCAGTGTAAGGTGGGAGATACTGTTTATGTAGATAGCACGATACTTCCGATAAAGAATATGGAGTGTTATGAGGACATTGACCATAAGATTCCCTTATATTTTCCTGCACGAATTGTTTCATTCCGTTTTGCAAAAAGAAACTGGATGAAGATTGCGGTTAAGGCAAAATGGTTGCATGAATGGATTGACGATGAAACAGGTCCGGAAAGTGATTACATAGATAGTGAGAAAAAATTTACAATTTCATTGTCTGGTATTGGCAAAACAGTATTTCGCACAAAATCCGAAGCCGAAGCCAAGCTGGCAGAAATGGAGGAAAAGGATGGGGAATAGATATTTATTCCGTGGCAAGCGGATTGATAATGGAAAATTGGTAGTTGGAAGTCTAATCGAAAATGTTTTCTTCCGGTTAGGACAAAGCATCCCATACATACTATGCCCGGATAAAGCAGACTATGATTGCTTCGAGGACTTTACAGAAGAAAATGGAATTTTTGAGGTTGCCCCATCGACCGTCTGTCAATGCACCGGACTTCGGGACAGGAAAGGAAAGCTAATTTGGGAGAATGATATTATCAATGGTAGCATTAAGCGTGGAGCGGCATTTTACAGATGTTTGGTCTTGTGGAATGAGTGCAAGGCAAGATTTGATGTAAGAACTATGGACTGCAATTTCCCAATGACACTTGATGAATGCACAGATGATATTTCTATGAGTAGTTTTGATTATGAGGTTGTTGGCAATGCATTTGACAATCCGGAATTGTTGGAGGTGCAGGAATGACAGAGAGTGAAGCAATTGAATTACTGAAAAAAGCCAATAGGGATAATGACACAGTTTGTATTCTTCCTAAATCAGATATGGGGAAATGTTTGATTAAGGCACTGGAAGAGGTTCAGCAGTACCGTGCAATCGGCACGGTGGAAGAATGCAGAGAAGCAATCGAGAAGCAGAAGTCGAAGAAACCGACTGAGCAATTTAGATTAGGGACATCTGGCAGAGGTGGGAAATGCCCATCATGCAAACAATACCTAGACCGGAGTGTAGATGCGATGTATTGTGATTGTGGTCAGAAATTAGATTGGAGTGATGAATAAAGAACTTTAATTTGTCGATAACACTCAACTTTTGTACATTGAAAATTGAATACTGGCGGTGAAGTGGTATAATTTTGATATTACAAAAGATTGGGGGAATTTTAAAGAAAATGATTTTGGTAGCGGAAATGAGCTCATATGTAATGAGTGACGATTTAAAGGGAGCAATAATTACTGCTATAGTAACTGGTATTATTTCTATTATTGGTTTTATTGTGACGAATTTGTCAATGCGTAAAAATTTCAAAAATGAGTTGATACAACAAAGAGATAGTCTAGCACTTGAAAAAATGGCAACAATGCCATTTAGAGTACTTGATTTAATGGATAGAATGACAAAAGCAAAGAAAAATGGATGGGATGAGAAAAATGAATTAAAAAATTTTCAAGATATTATGAATGAGATATATTCATATGGGTCGGTAGAAGCAATTTCTTTAGTAGCTCTTATGCAAAAAGAGAATTATGCAGCAAATGGTAATCCAGATAAAATGAATTATTTTCGTGTCATGTCGTCCTATGTCTTATTAGCAACGCAAATAAAATTTGATGTCACAGGAACTTATGTAAACCCTGAATTATGGTTTCGAATGAGACTTACAGATTTTGCGGAAAATAGAGAAAATATTAAGAAAGAAAACAACAAATTAGTCGATGAGCTTAATTTAAATTGTAAAATGAAAATAAAGTAAGAAACACCGCCAGCATTCAACTGGCGGTATTTTTATGTTAAAAACACTTACGATAACTATATTGAAGGGAGAGAAAGGGCGGAGCAGCCTATGCCAGACATCAAATTGTCTGATAGTGAATTATTGAAATATGCTGTTGAAAATGGTATTATTGATGCAGCACTTTTGCAGGATAAAATAGAAATGCAGAAGAGAAAGGAATTATTAAAGAAACATCCATATTCTATATGGGAAGGGAAAAATGGATATTGGAACACATATTTGCCTTATGGAAATGGAAGAAAACTCATAAAGAAAAAGAAACGGATTGATATTGAAAATGAGGTAATAGATTATTGGAGTGAAAAAGTTCTTAATTCATTTAAAGATAGATTTATTATTTGGATTTCACGCCAAGAAAAGTGTGGAAGGACAGATAATACGATTAGTAAGTATGAATCGGATTATAAGAGGTTTTTCCAGGGTGACAAAATAGAAAGTATGTCAATCCAAGATATATCAGATGAAGATATAGCTGAATTTATCCAAAGACTGCTTGAAAGAAAAAATATTCCATATAGGGCATTAAAGGCGATGTTTGGATATATGAACGGAGTTTTTGAAAAAGCTTTAATGGACAAAGTTATTGAAATAAATCCATGTAAATATGTAGACTTGCCAATATTCAAGCAACATTGTAAAGAACCAAGACCAAAATCAGCAAAAGAACGTACAGTGTCTAACGAAGAGAAAAAAGCAATTATTAGAAAACTAAATGTAAACCATCAAAAAGAGCATATAAGCATTGCAGGCTATGCAGTTGAATTATCACTTTATACAGGAATGAGGGTTGGAGAACTTTCTGGACTTAAATGGGAAGATATAAATTATGAAGAGCAATCAATAACCATTTGCAGATCTGAAAAGTATAATAGAAAGAAAAATGAGTTTTACATTTCCACAACCAAGAATGATAAAGTACGAACATTTCCATTAACTTCTGAGATAAAAGATGTTCTCGATAGGGTTAAAAAGGAAGAAATAAAGAGGTGCTTTTTAACAGAATTTGTATTTAGTGATGTAGATGGAAGAGTACATGCTAGAAAAATTTCTGAATGCATAAGAAATATGACAATGACTAAAGAGTTTGAACATACAAAAAGTATTCATGCAATAAGAAGAACATTAAATTCAAACCTTCGAAGCAATGGTGTTCCAGTAACAGTTGCAGCAGCTCTTCTCGGACATACTGAACGAGTGAATGAAGAAAATTATACATATGATGTGTCGAGTATTCATGAAAAAATGAAAATTATTGAAGCAGCAGGAAAAATATCTTGATTACTATTACCGGTTTTTTGATTACTACGTTTTTGAAAACCGCATAAATACTGGGGTTCAGAGCATGTTCCCGGGTTCAAGTCCCGCTGCCGGCATTAAAATTTTGGAAAAGAATCGACTACTGGTCGGTTCTTTTTTTACGCGAGTAGCGAGAAAAATCTGGGAGAAAAGAAGGAGCCAAGCTCGCTTTGGCGAACTTCTTTTCTGTTCAGATTTGGCGAGCACCGCGATAACTCGAGAAACTCGCTAAGCGTGTTTCCCGTAGTTACGCGAGTAGAAGGTAAGGAGAATTACATGGAACAGACCAATGACAGAACATTTTTAGAAACAGAACCGGTAGGAAAGCTGTTATTAAAACTGGCATTGCCTACCGTTGCAGCCCAGTTGATTAATATGATGTATAACATAGTAGATCGTATGTACATCGGCCATATTCCGGGGGATGGTGCAATGGCACTAACCGGAGTTGGTGTATGCATGCCGCTTATTATGGTAGTATCTGCGTTTGCAGCACTGATTAGCAATGGTGGTGCTCCACGGGCAACCATATTTATGGGAAAAGGAGAGAAGGACAAGGCGGAAAAAACGCTGGGGAACTGTTTTTGCACCCAGATTATTGTATCGCTGATACTGACTGCATTTCTGCTGGCTGGAAACAGAGGCTTTCTTCTGGCATTTGGAGCCAGCGAAAATACAATTTCTTTTGCTGCTGATTATATGAATATTTATGCTATAGGAACGATTTTTGTGCAGTTGACCCTGGGGATGAATGCATTTATTACGGCGCAGGGATTTGCCAGAACCAGTATGCTGTCGGTACTGATTGGTGCAGTGATTAACATTGTGCTGGATCCGGTATTTATCTTTGGATTTGGAATGGGTGTAAAAGGAGCAGCGCTGGCAACGGTTCTTTCCCAGGCATGTTCCTGTATCTGGGTGCTGGCTTTCTTATGCGGAAAGAAAACGCATCTTCGCCTGAAAGGAAAAAATATGGTTTTGCAGGCAAATATTATTTGGCCGAGTATTGCACTTGGAACAGCAATGTTTATTATGCAGGCAAGCGAGAGCGTGATTTCAGTCTGCTTTAATTCTTCGTTATTACGATATGGCGGAGATATGGCAGTAGGAGCCATGACCATATTAACCAGTGTCATGCAGTTTGCACTACTTCCGTTACAGGGATTGGGTCAGGGAGCGCAGCCGATTATCAGCTATAATTATGGAGCCAAAAGAGCAGACAGGGTAAAAGAAGCCTATTTTTTATTATTGAAAATTGATGTTGGATTTTCCTTTGTTTTGTGGGCATTGGTGATGGCATTTCCAAGAGCATTTGCAGCCATGTTTACCTCGGATGAGGCACTGATTGCATATACGGGAAATGCACTCCGGATTTATCTTATGGCAATTATGATATTCGGAATCCAGATGGCGTGTCAGATGGCATTTACATCACTGGGAAAAGCAGTATCTTCCATTATTGTAGCGGTCATGCGTAAATTCGTATTATTACTGCCGCTTATTTATATTATGCCGCACATTTTTACCGGCAATCAGGCAATGGCAGTTTATATGGCAGAGCCGGTAGCGGATGTGCTGGCGGTAAGCTTTACGTCTGTACTGTTCTATTTCCAGTTCCGCAAGGTGCTGCGTCAGATAGAAGAATAG